ATGATCGATCACGGCGCGACCGCGCCGCACGGCAGCCCGGCCGGCTACGACGCCGGATGCCGGACGCGGGCGATGTGTCCCCACGACGAGGAGTCGGCTCTGCTCTCCTGCACGGAAGCTGCCGTCCGTAGGCGGGGCGATTACCGGCTGTCCCGGCTCCCGACCGACCAGCCCCTGCCTCGCCACGAACCGGTCGCCGCCGTAGCGGCCGTGCCGACCGCCCACGAGATTCACGGCACTCCCTGGGGATACGCGCGGGGCTGCCGTGACATCCGGGAATGCCCGAACTGGCGCTGCGGCGCCATGACCTGCTCCGAGGCGCGACGACGGTACTTCCAAACATACGCATCTCGTCGCGCGACCGGATCGGGAACTCCGGTCGAGCACGGCACTTCCAACGGGTACCTCCTCGGATGCCGCAATCGCCGCGCCTGCCCGGGAGACGGCGACGGCACTACCTGCACCGACGCGCGCTCACGCTACCGGGAGAAGCTGGCACGCGCCGCCGGCATCGCCCCGCGGGCCGAGACCGTCGACGCACACGCCGCCGCGGTGAAGGTACGGGAGCTGTGCACCCTCGGCCTGTCCCTGCGACGCATCGCCGCACTCACCGGCTGCGGACGCACCACACTCGGCGACCTCGTCGCCGGTGGCTTACGAGGGCGAACCCGCATCACACGCGCGACGCTCGAACGCATACTCGCCCTCGACGTGACACCGTCGCAGACCCCGACTGCGCATGGAAGCGCATAGGCGACTGCTTCCTGACGTCCGCCCCACCAGACTCCGGACAGGCTGCAATCCAAGGCTGAGTGAAAGCAGTCTGTCCGGGCCAAGCAGGCAGACACCCTATTGTGGGCACAAACCCCACCGTCACCTGGCAACTGCTGGTGACCCATGCCCTTCCCTAACCGCAGATCGGCGTGATTCCGCGGAACTCCACGCGTTCACTGGACCGCGCTCAGCCACAAGTCCCATCCACGTCGGTGCGAGAATGTGGGCAAACGGTGGGCAACACCCCATCCACAAACAGAAAAACCCCTGCTCAGCAAGGGTTTTTCATGGCGGTGACGGTGGGATTTGAACTTACGGTTGCGCCAGCTCGCTCACCTGTCGCCGCGGAATCTCGCGGACGACGCGAGCCCCAAAGTCCCCCTGGCGCCCTGCTTCACCTCCTACAGACCGGCTCTCAGTTGAAATTTAAACGAGGCTCGCAATAACTATTTATTGACGATACGATGACTTTATTGGGAGGAGGACGCATGGAAAGTGCGGAAAGGGTCTACACCCTGCAAGAAGCGGCAGAGCGGCTGCACATGCCGTATCGCACACTCCGCGACGCCATCTACGCTGGGCGCTGGCCGCACCGCAAGATCTCCGAGCGCCGAAGGCTCATGACCGAGGAAGACATCCAGGACGTTCTCGCCATGTCACGCCAAGAACCGAAGCCCACCGTCTCCCCGCACACTGCCCGCCAAACCAAGGCGAATGTGCTCTCACGGCTGAAGGCGGCTTAGACTCCGCCTGCATGACGCTCTCCCCGATCGGCGAAGAGGCGTGGCCCGAAGAGATCCTCGAGGTGGCACGCGAGTTCTTCAACTGCGTCATCGACGTGCTCAACCCTGGCACGCCCGGCAAGTACGATCCCTCTACGGATCAGTACACCGGCGAGGGCTATGTTCCGGACGAGATTGTTCTGGAGGGTCGTGAGGCCCGCGCCCAGCACATCCGACTGCCCCTCGAGCAGGCGGGCGCCCGTGAGTGGGCGACGAAGCGTCGCTATCGCTTCCAGACGGAGATCGTCGACGGAGATTACCCGATCACTAAGGGGATGGTTGTCCGCGTTCGTGCCGGCGGCCGAGACCCCGTGCTGCAGCAGTTCGCATTCGAGGTGGCTTCGGCCTCTAACTCAAGCCACGCTGCCCTCCGGACCCTGGAGTGCATTACTGAATTTGGAGTAGCTCCATGAGCGGAAACCTCAGCCAGAACCTGCGCCTCGCGATCGCTCGCATCGTAGAGGACGTCACCGACCAGGCACATGATGCCGCCCTCGACACGGAGCTCGATGGCATCGAATCGATGCGTAACCGGGTCGACACAGCCGTCACCGCCTGGGGTTCGGCTCGCCAGAGCGGACTTGTTTCCGGGCCTTCCGGCCCCGGCGCCCGCCCGCATGCCGGACGTCGAGAGACGGATGCGATGTACAACGACATCACAGGCGAGACGACTCGCGAAGGCACCCGAATCGTCACAACCTGGGGCTGGCAGGACCCGGAGGCCTACTACCTGATGCAGGAGCACGGCACGGACCAGATCGAACCCATGGAGGCTCTCCACTTCTCCCTCCATGACGCAGAAGACGCCTTGACGGCGCGACTGAAGAGGATCAAGTGATGGCAACGCCAGACTTTACAGGAGAAGCCGAAGAGGACTGGATCCTCGCCACGCTGAAGACCCTTGCCGGCGGTCGGGTATGGGAGACGCAGGTTCCCGATGATGTCGACTTGCCCCGAATCCCGGACGGAGGAGTGAAGCCCTACATCGTCGTACGGTTCGCGGAACCACTGTCCTCCGCGCAGGGCAGGAACATTGCCACTGGCGAACAGGGGCAGCCGCAGCGCCTCTCCTTCACGGTTCTTGTTGTGGGCTCCGACGCAGACTCGGTGAAGGCCGTGTCGCGTGCGCACCGCCGACTTCTCCTGGGAGCGCAGCCATCATCACTAGCGACGCCCATCAAGTCATCTGGCGGTTTCGCCTACTCCGACTCGGAGGCAGGATCGCGGCCGACGCGCTTCAATCGAGCCACGTTCTACGTCACGATCATCAACCGATAACTCTTTATCAGCCTCGCCCCTCCCTCCGAGGGCGACCTTAGACTCCGCGCACATGGCAGAGTTCAGGACTTACCGGGATCGCAACACGGGCATCGTGCGCGAGTATCCCGTCTCGCTCGCAAAGGTGTTCCTCAATCTCGAAGAGGTGGACAGCGACGCGAAGCCCCTCGCCTACGTTCCGATCCCGCGTATTGCGGTTGAGGAGTATCTGGCTTCTGCCTCGGAGTCGGATGCAGAATCAAGCGACGAGCCTCAGGTCGCAACCGTTGACGCGATCGAGGTAGGCGATAGCCGCAAGAAGTAGGTCGGTTCGCTCGAAAGCGTTCCCGATCAAGTGATTGCAATGCATGCATAGTAGGCCGCGGACACACTTCCCGCACTTCGCTCCATTCCCGCCAGGGCAGCACGAGTGATCATGGTCGATGTGCAGGCGAGGGCCGCTTGAGCCGCAAATCTGGCAACTGTAGTCATCGAACAGTTCAACCAGTGCCGCTGGCCCCAGCCCATATCTGGTGGCTAGAAGCATGTGCCCCTTGCAAAGGCCTGAGGGCGCGGAGGCAGGGAGCGTGTTGGAGCAGACTCCAACCGAGCACTTAACGCGCTCTCCTCGCGGGGTGTCCGCGCTTGCCGCATGGTGAAGAGCACAGAGAGCGCCTATTACGGCTGGAGAATGACATCGCGCATGCCGACACTCGTCCTCCTCACCCCACTGAACAACGCGAAGAGGCTTGAGGTCAGATCCACGAGTTCGCTGCGCCTGGTGTCCTCCGCAGAGTCCATCCGCTGACTCCGCCCACTTGCGACAGTCTTCGAAGACGCAGACCGGATACTCCCATGGAGTCGAGCGCTGCTTCTTCAGCGGCGTGAAAGATCGGCCGAGTCGTTTCTGGTGGGCATGCCCTGGGCAGTATGTCGACTTCTTGCGGATGTTGTAGCAACCCTCCACGCGACAGTAAGCCCAGTCCTTGGTTTCTGCATGCTGTTCCATGCCATCAATCCTTCCATTTCAGACGGGCCGCGCGGCGAATTTATCGACTTAGACTCCGCCGCACATCAGCAACCGACTGGAAGGAGTGGACGTGTCAAAAGTCCTACCCGGGTACGAGACGATCCTGCTTATTCCAAGCATCGAGATCAACGGTGTCCCGTGGATGATTACGCCCACTGGTCTCGTTGACTACGAGAACCCCACGGCAGCGGCGCTCAACGTCTACATCCCGATCGTCAAGCCCAGCCAGACGAACGCATCACAGGGCGGCAATATCTCGTGTGCCGTCCTCGATGATCTGAACCTCGGTCTGACCGGATCTGACACCGACGACAGCAAGACCGTGTGCTCCAAAGGCAACACGGCGGCCCTGACGTTCTACAACTTCGACGCTCAGCTGAACGCGAAGCGTGATGAGGACATCGACGGAGACGGTCTCTACAACCTCTTCCGTGATCTGACTCGGGCTCCGGACCTCCAGTACTTCATTGGCCATCGGGTGCGAGGCCAGTTCAACTCCACCGATCTGGCGGCAGCCGGCCAGGAATGGGACTTCTACTACGTAAACACCGACATCCAGGTGGCCGGCTATGGCGACAGCGAGCACATCCAGGCGCAGTCGTCCTTCATCCCCAAGAACGTCGTGAACGTTCGCCACGTCCTGGCCGCTTAAGGAGAGAGCAATGGCAGACACTCCCGTCATGACCAACGGCCACTTCGCGTGGCTTGCCGGTCCAGACTCGACGATCAGCGAAGCGCACTGGGACTCCGGGCCCACTCTCGCAGAGCTCCAGGCCCTCAACAACTACTCTGCCGCAGTGAAGGTCGACGGCACTGACTTCGGCGTCGAGGCATCGGATCAGGTCGACGATCGCTCCTTCGCGGACCAGGCCGGCGCGCAGTCCCGCGGCTTCGCACAGGCGTCCGGATCCCTCGAGATCTACACGCCGGGCCCAGGAGACACGACCAGCATCAACGCTCAGGCGTGGGGGACGTTCGCCACGCCCCGAACGCGCCTCGGTGTCGTGCAGCGTCCCGTTGTTCCCCAGGCTGACGCCATCGCCGCTGGCGATGAGGTCAACATCTTCCGTGTCATCACGGATGGCGGCACACACAATCGCAATGACGCCAGCCGGACGCTCGGGACAGATCTCATCCTCCAGGATGACCTGTTCGTGAACTACATCGTGCCGGCCGCAGTTCCCGTTGCCCCGGCCGTCACGCCGGCTGGGCCGATCGCGGTAACCATGGGTGCTCCCAAGTTCCTCAAGGTTGCCTATCAGGGTCGGAACATCACCGCCGGGGCGAAGTACTCGTCGAGCAACGAGGCGATCTTCACGGTCACGAACCACGGCATCATCGTGCCGGTCTCTGCAGGAACCGCCAACCTCACGGTTTCCTACCCCGGAGCAGCTGCGCTGACCGCGATCGCCGTAACCGTCTCCTGACCCATCGAGCCGCCCGTCTCTGATCTGTCGGGGCGGGCGGTTCGCCAAACCTGCCGGGGCGCCGGCTAACGAGAGGAACGCAATGGGTAAGAACAAGAGTGTCGTCAACGAAGTTCAGGGCATCGCGAATGAAGCACGAGAGTCATTCGACCTCGGCGACTTCCTCCGCGGACGTTCCGTGCGAACCGAAACGGTCCGCGTCTTCACCGATGAGGTGACTGCAGAGAAGCGCGGCGGCTTCGAGGCGACCACGCGCCAGCTCGCCAACGGCATGCAGGTCCCGGACATTCGCTCCTGGGGTCTCGTCGCTGACCTGGCCGAGGTGCAGGGAAAGCTTGAGGCACTTGAGTCCAAGGCCACGAAGGAGGCGCGCGAGCTGAAGAGCAAGGAGAAGGCTCTCAAGGATGAGATCCGCGCCCTCACCGAGACTCTTCTCGAGACTGCTCTCGACATCGAGTTCCAGTCAGTTCCGCCTGTGATCAAGAAGGACGCCTGGCGCGCGGCGAAGAAGGCTCGCGGCATTAACGGCAAGGTCGCTGAAGTGGATCTCGAAGACGTCCTTGAGGAGCAGGCGGCGCAGCTCCTTGTCCGCACGGTCGTGTCGTACACGAAGCACGGCACGGGCGAGAAGAACGAAGGAATCACACTGAAGGCTGCTCGTGACCTGAAGGCCCTCCTTCCTGACTCGGAGTGGGCCAAGGTCGAGAAGGTGTTCGGAGAGCTCCTCTACAAGAACGTCATCGGCGAACAGGCTGTCACAGACACGGATTTCTAGCCCGGTACCTGGGTTCCGCTCGCGGCTCCAGGTACCTCACCCAGATCAAGGCCGCGAAACAGTGGGGCCTTCTCCCCACCTCCATCATCCTGGGTAAGCAGGGCAAGCACGCTGCACCCGGAAAGTGGGACCTTCTTCTCGCTGAGGCGGAAGTGATCGTCGAAGCCGAACGCTGCGGTCAGTGCGGTCAGCCGCGATACATCTGCCAGAGCGATGATCCGGACATCGGATTCCATCTGCGCCTGGAGGAATGCAACGCTACCCAGAAGCGCCTCCGATTCGAGGAAGCCCGCAGCAAGAAGAAGAAGGAAGCTGCCGGCATCGCAGTGGGAACCGAGCCGTTCACCTACAGCGGCGCAGAGCTGGACTCCTTCAGGGACCCCTTCTACGAAGCGAAGCTGAAAGAACGTGCCGAGGAAGAGGCGCTACTAGAGGAGCGCCGTGCGGCCGAATCCAGCACCTAGACTCCGCGCCACAATGGCTGGAGGTGGCGGACGATGAGCGATGCGCTCGAGCATGAAGTCAAGATCATCATCGACATCGTTTCGAACCTGCGGCAGTCGACTCGCGAGCTTGACGCAGCGAGCGAGGCGGTGGGGGGATTTGATCGCAAGACCGAGAAGGCGATCACTACGGTCAACCGCCAGGCGGACGCGCTTGAAGGTCTTGCGCGAAAAGCGAAGTCGGCAGAGAAGGCACTGGCATCCATTTCTGCCGCCAACTCTGGCCACGGCAAGGATCGCGCAACCGACGACTGGGTAACCGCCCAGAACCGCCTGATTGAAGAACAGGTAAAGCGAGCTAAGGCAGAGGCTGCCGAATCCAACAGGCAGATGGACGTTCGCGCTGCCTCGGAAAGCAAAGAGCGGCTGGCAGCAGAACGACAGTCTGCCGATATTCAGGAAGCCATTGCGGCGACGGTGGCCCGGCGAGGCAGGCTCGAGTCCCAGCAATCTGCTGCTCAGGCTAGTGCGATTCATGCTGCCCGCGAACGGGCATCGGAAGAAGCGCGCGTAACTGCGGAGCTCCAGCGCCAGGCGCAGATGCGGACCAATGCCACGCGCGCCTCGGCTTTCGCATCACCGCGCGCCGGTTCTTTCCTTGCGCAAGACTCTGGGGCCGCCCCTCGCGCCGCTGACACAACGTGGGCTCGCGATGCCGCACGTCGTTCTGAAGAGGCGCGCAAGGCTCTCGCAGACTACGACCGGCAGCTGAACTCCAACACCGTCTCTTACCGCGCGAACACGTCCGCACTGGCTGACATGCTTCGCCAGGAGGCGCAGCTCGAGGCAGCACTCCCCCGCCTCCGCTACGCGCTGTATGACGTCGCCACCACCTCTGGACTGGTCACGACGGCGATCGCTGGCATCGGGATCGCGGCCACCACGACCTTCGCTTCCTTCGAGTCCGCCTTCACCAACGTCGAGCGGACGCTCGATCCTGCCTATCAAGGCGTGGAGGGAATCCGCGAGTCCCTCCTTCAGATGACGCGAGAGATGCCCCTGAGCTTCCAGCAGCTCTCGCAGATCGCCACGCTCGGCAACCAGCTAGGCGTGAGCGCCTCGGATCTGGCCGAATTCACGGACATCGTGGCAAAGTTCTCGACCGTCTCGGGCATGACCGCCGAGGCGTCCGCTCAGGCATTCGGTCGCCTGTCGAACATCCTCGGCATCCCGATTTCGCAGACATCGAATCTCGCATCCGCGATCGAACTCGTCAGCGTGAACTTCGCGGCAACAGAGCCCGAAATTGTCGCTCTTACGGAACGACTTGGCGCTACGGCGACTCGAGCGGGGTTCACCGCGGACCAGGTTGTGGGCCTTGCCGGAGCCCTGGGCTCCCTGAAAGTTGCCCCGGAGCGTGCCCAGGGTGTCTTCGAGACGTACTTCAACTCACTGAACGACGCGATCGCCGGCGGAGGAGAGAAGCTCAGTGCATTCGCGTCGATCGTCGGTATGACGGAGTCTGAGCTCTCCGCTGCGGTCGCCTCCGGTGGTGGCTTCGAAGTGTTCCAGAAGTTCATCGCCGGTCTGCAGGGCGCGGACACCGTGCAACTGACAACAGCTCTCGACGCTCTTGGACTTTCCGGCCTACGCGCGAACGAGGTCATCAGCCGCATCAGTCAAGGAATGCCGCTGTTGCAGAAGTCGTTCGCGGCGGCCGCTCAGGGGGCCCAGCAGAATAGTGAACTGAACCGTCAGTACGCATTCTTCCTGGATGATCTTGCTACGAAGTGGCAGATCTTCATCAACGCCCTGGCGGAGTTCGGTGCCGCAGTCGGTGAGCAGATTGCACCTGCCGCGGCCCAGCTTCTCGAAGCGATCACTTCCATCATGCAGGGGCTTGCCGACTTTGCTGGTACCGATACTGGAGCTTGGCTCCTCCGCCTGCTCGCGACCTTTGGCGCCCTTGCCGTTGTTGTTGGTGGATTGACGACCGCAACCGCTCTCGCCGGTGCATCCATGGCAGCGTTCCGTACAGTGCTCACGCAGATCAAGGGCCTCGGGCTTGCGGGTATGTTCAGCACGCTGGTAGGCGGGCTCGGTGCAACGGGAACAGCTGGAACCGTAGCCGCAACGGGAGTCAGTCGTCTTCGCGCCGCCCTCCTCCTTCTTAGCAAGGCCACTGTGATCCTGGGCGTCTTGCAGGTGGCTGCCCAGTTGCTCTTCGACTTCGGCGGCTCGATGCAGTGGGTAGCTAGCGTCGCGAGCGGCGTATGGGGCGTGATCAAGTCCGTTCAAGACGCGATCGTCGGGTTTGTCAGGACGCTAGCGAACGCGCTCCCCATTCTTGGCGGCATTGCCGACGCCATGGCCGGGTTTGCTAGTTGGTTCCAGGATGCAGGTGACGCCAACTTCAAGGGCTTCAACGATTGGGCCAACAGTCTCCCCTCCGCCTCCAGCGGCGTTGAGGACTTCGGATCCGCCGCCGATGCCATCAACTGGGACGCCTACGCAGACGGTGCTAGCAACTGGAGTGGTGGCCTCGGGGATGTTGGGGACTCCGCCGGCGGAGCGGCCCGAGAGATCCGAACGCTCGTCGACTATGCCAGCGACCTGCAGGGTGTCTTCCAGCGAGCCTTCGACATTCGTTTCGGCGGAGAACAGGCATTCGATCAGATCACATCCGGATGGCTACAGATCGCGGATGCGGCGGATGCCGCGCGGCAGGCCGTCGAAGAGCACCAGCGGAAGCTGGCTGAGCTTGCCGCAGACCAGCAGATCAAGCAGTACTGGCTCATGGTCGCCGAGAACTATGGCGACGAACTGCGCGCGGCCAAACTGCGGTCTGAGCTTGCCGACATCTCGGCCGAGATGGCCGATGAGCAGAAGGGGCTCGCGAAGGAACAGGGCAAGGCGACTAAGACGCTCGTCGGAAACAGCGAGGCTGCCATTGCGAACAGGTCCGAGATCCTCGGACTGGTCGGCGACTATCAGTCCTATCTGCAGGCGCTTGCGGCTTCCGGAGTGTCACAGGCGGAGCTCCAGGCACGGTCGACGCAGCTGCGCGCGGAGTTCGTGAACCAGGCCGTTTCGATGGGCTACAGCCGAACGGAGATCGAGAAGTACGCCACGGCCTTCGATGACATGAACGCGATCATCGATCAGGTGCCGCGCAACATCACCCTGTCGGTGAATGCCAATCCGGCCATCCAGGCACTCAGTGAGTACGAGGCGGCCCTGAACCGTGCCCGTGCGAACGCCGGCCAAGGCATCTCCCTCGGCGCAATCAGCAACCCTACGAATGGCAAAGAGGTGCGACGTGCCGCACTTGAGGCACAGATCGCGGCCCTGGACGCCCAGATGAAGATGTATCTTGCGCTCGGCCTCGTTCCCACGGCGGTTGCGATTGCCTCTCAGATTGGCGTGATCTCCACCAACCTCCGCACGGGGAACTACTGGACCGGTGGCTACGTCGGCGACGGCGGCAAGTACGAGCCGAAGGGCGTGGTGCACGGCGGGGAGTTCGTCTTCTCTAAGGCGGCAACTCAGGCGATCGGCGTGAACAACCTCAACCGGATGCACGAGATGGCCAAGTCAGGAAAGAGCCCGGCTCCTGTTGGGCTAGGGGCGGCCACGGGCATGGTGGAACTGTCCCCCTACGATCGCTCGCTGCTCGTTACGATCGCCGACAACATCGGCGTGACAATCGGAAGCCCCACCCTGCAGGCGGTTACGAACGGTGCCAATGCGAACTCGGCTCAGAGGAGGAGCGGCTGATGCGCACGATGTGGTTCGGGACAAAGCAATACTCGCGGTGGATTAAGGTGCACTCGCCGAACTCGGGGTACGTCCAGGGGAGCTACAGCGATCGACTGGACTACCTGAACGGCCTCACCTCGGTCCGCACCTCCTTCAACGGACACATGGAGTACGTGCCGACATGGAACAGACTCACGCAGGACGAGGCGATGCTCATCGCTGACTTCAAGTCAGGCATCTTCGGTAACGGCCCGTTCTACCTCGTCGAGCCCTCCGCAATGCAGACGAACGTGCTCAACAAGGCATGGTCGGCGCCCGGATTGGCGGCGAAGGATGCGGTTCCGATCGCCGGTTCCGTCCGCCCAGAGTTGGTGTCAAACCCCGACCAGTCGCAGGGGTACCCCGTCGACATGGCAAAGTACACCCTCAGCGCCTCAGACGCCTCAAGGAGTTTCTACGTTCCCATCCCGCCTGGCTTCATCGCGCTGATTGGGGCACATGGCGACACAGCCTCCACGCTCAAGGTTCGCGTCCAGCCCACCGTGAAAGGGGTTGCCTCCGGATCGGCGACTCTCGTCAGCGTGCTTGGGGTGAACACCGCTGCCCGATTCAGCAATCAGTTCATCGGAGGCGACCAGACCGGAATAGAGATCAGCCTTCAGACCGGAGCTGCAGGATTCATCACGCTCGCCGGCATGATGGTCTGGCTCGTACCCACCACGTTCGCCGGTAACGCGCTGGGCACGTTCATCTCGGGCCAGGGATCCAGTGGCCTGCAGTTCGAAGGAGGGGTTCAGCCAGTGCCCTACTCGCTCGCTCACGACTCCTTCGGCCTCTCTATCAAGCTCGTCGAGACTGAGGATGCACGATGACCGGAACTGGGGTAGACGTCTTCGTCGGCGAAGGAGTCGGCCGCACCCCCTATTGGAGCAGCGGCGCGTACTCCGTGGTTGAGGATTCCACGCCGATCGACCCATCCGACTCGACAGGTGGCTACGGTCAGATCACCACGGTTGTCTATGACGAGGACGAGGCGCGAACCCACTACGGTAAGCGCCTAGATCTGGTCGACGGCCAGCAGGGTGAAACCACTGGCATCGTTCGTGGGCTCAGCGGCAATGGAGTATCGGCGACCCTGACCGCGGATTCCCGCTTGGCGCTCACCGCTGTCACCAGGCAGGCTCAACCTTTCATCGGGACGCTAGGCAACGCCCTGCGGTACTACCTGAGCCTCTGTGGCATCACGGATGGAATCGTCGTCGACTCCACGCTCGAGAGCATCTCCGTGAAGCTCGTGGGGTGGAACGCGGTGGTCTATGACCAGTTGAAGAAGCTCGGGCCTGTGCATGGTTTCGAGACGAGCCTCGTCTCGAACAACGTGGTCTTTCGACCTGTGCGTGGGCGTGTGACGGTCGACTATCGCGATGCATCCGTCACCTGGGCGCAGGACGGAACGAACCTTGCCCAGTCAGTCGAGGGATACAGCTATGGCATCACGTCCGGGACGCAGCTCGCATACCCATCAGGCGGTTGGAATGAGGACGTCACGGTATACAACGTCGACGCCGGCTCAACGACCGTACTCGACCTGCCCCTGGACGCCTCCCTGTCTTCGGTCGAGCAGCCGACCTGCGTAGCATTCGTTGATCGGAACCACAGCGCATCGAGCGTTTACAGTGTCTCCGGGAAGGACGGGATTGCGATCCAGCCAGCGCAGTGGGCAGCCGGCGGGGGAAGCATCGCCGTCGAGATCGGCGAAGACACGCGATCACTCAAGGTCACGATCGTAGCTTCGACGGAGACTGAGTACGCGCCCTACTCGATCGCGGTTTCGGCCGGCCCGTCTGACATGTACTCCTCGCTGCGGATTCGCGGGACAGGCGTCTTCTACTCCAAGAAGCTCATGACCCTTCCAGCATGCTTGGATGCAGACCTGGCGCCGCAGGAGGTTGGCGCCACTGTCGACATAGAGTTCTTCGAGAACGAAGATCAGCTATTCCATGCGCTTCTTCGATCCGCTGCGCGATTCTCGTCGCCGAGACTCTCCATCAATGTGACGTCAGGTGGAGTCAATCGCATCGGAGACTCAGGATCTGCCCGCTACCCCACCATTGGTGACGTGGAATCCATCTACGGAGCGGCGACTATCGCTACGCGGTACACCCAACTCGGCCCGACGATCGGCGACTGGAACGATGAGCTCTTCGCAAGCGTGAGAGACGATTTCGAGAACCAGGCATTCGGAAACGTCAATGGTGCGCGCACTCAAAAGCTTGACTCCTGGTACCGGATCCGATCGGCAACGCTGGGGCCGAAGCAGATCAGCTACTCGGCCGAATGGGACATGACCATCGGGGACGCGCCACAAGCCGAGACGATCGGGCAGTGGAACGCACGCTTCGCTGGTAAGACGATCGGAGACTACAACCGGACGCCATTGGCCGAGGTTTGATGCGCCCCGCCTGTAGATCCGCGGAAAGACTTAGACTCCGCGCACATGGCCGACAAGACACCTGACTTCACCCTAACGCCGCAGGATGCGCCGTGGGGTCGCTGGGTCACCTCGGGCATCGAGGGAATCTTGCGTCAACTCAGTCGCAGTGACCTGGACCAGACCGCCGCCAACAAGGGTTTGACGGCTTCGGTGGGGTCGCTCGCGGAGCAGGTCCGGGATCTCACTGGGCGGGTGTCGTACTCGAGCGATGGCACCGGGACGACCCAGCAGTGGACGTCGACGGTAACCTCCGAGTTCGCTTGGGGCCCGTCTGTGACATTCACGCTCACTGAGCCGCGCGTTGTTTCCGCTCAGTTCTCCGTCCGAGCCAATGCTGAAGGCACCGCCACCTCCGCGACCACCAATGTTGTCACCGCGGCCAGAGGGATAGTTCGCATCAACAACGCATCAGTTGGCGGAGCTCGTGGGGAAGTCGGCGTCTCGATCCCATCCGTTGCGGGATCTACGTTCCGTTACGACTACTCCATCAACGGCATGGTTTGCCGCTCTCTTGTCCAGCTCCCCGTCGGCACTCACACCGTCCAGGGCGGATTCCTCTTCGTCAGCGCCGATGTTCTAGGCGGATCTGGCTCGGCTAAGTTCACCGCCAGTGACCCGAACATCTTCGTCGACGTCCTTCAGACCACAGGAGCCTGACCCATGGCAGTCACCCCCAACTTCTCCATCCCGCTCTACACAACGAGTGACACTGCGAAACTGGACACCCTGCTCAACGGGCAGGCGACGGCGATCGACACGAACCTGAAGGCTGCAATGACCGCACAGGAAGGGCGCTTCGTCCCCGCTGTAGCCAACCAGGCTGCGCGTGACGCGCTGTTCCCGTCACCGGTTCAGGGGAATCGAGTGTTCCGCGTTGACGCAGGTTACGAAGAGGCTTACTATGCCGCGTACAACGCGACCACCAATCCGAACGGAGTAACGCCTGCGGGGTGGTATCCCACAGGCGGCGCATTTCCATACGGAGGCGCGACCTACAACACAACCCAGAACGTAGCCGCCAATACCTCAGTGGGCGTCAATCTTCAGCTTGCATCCAAGCTCTCAGGCGGCTTCACTCTCACATCGAACGCTCTCAAGATTCCAGTTACAGGGCGCTACCAGGCACGAGGGTCGCTCTACACCTACTCCATCGCGGGCGGGAGTAACCGCATGGTCAAGATCATGAAGAATGCCGTGGAGGTTGCTCGATTCACACAGAGCGGGCCCTGGACTATCGGCCCCGCGCTTGTCGAGTTTGATGCGAATGCCAATGACCTGATCACGCTCGCAACCGATGGCGATAGTGCCATCACTCTTCAAGTGGTCACCGAGATCAAAGAGTCGCTAAGCGTACGCTACATCGGTCCCAAGGTGGGTGCATGATCAACGACTATGCCAACGGCCGGTTCCCGCTGGACCTGTTCATCCACCGGGGCGGGAACATCTATCTCACTCCGGGGCTGAACGCCCGGTGGAACGAGATGGTGCGCCTGGGCGTCGAGAAGTACGGTGTGCGGCTCTACATCACGGGCGACATTGACGGTCTCGGCGGGTGGAACGGGTACCGCCCGTGGGATGCCCAGGGGCGATACAAGGCCCACTACGGCAAGGGCGCAGCGGCGCAGGGGTATTCGACGCACGGCGGGAAGGTGAGCGGCCGGCAGGTGTTCGCGGTCGACGTCGCGAACGTCGACGCGCTCGCGCCGAACAATCCCGGCCTCGCCCGCGCACGGCTGACTGCGCTCGCGAAGGCGGTCGGTCTGACTGTCAACTTCGTCACCCCGCCCGAGTGGTGGCACATCGGTGACTTCAACGACGCCTGGACGGTGCCCGTGTTCGGCGCCGTGACCATCAACCCCGGCACGACCAATAGACCATCCGAGGAGGATGACATGTACGACGACGGCAAGCACCGCGAGGTGCTCACAGCATCTCGCCCGATCAAGCTCTACAAGATGGGCACCGGCGTCGTCGCGGTCGGCGCCGGCGGCGGGTTCTGGATCGTCCCGAACGAGAACTACAAGGCGCTGCTGATCGCGTGGGAACTCGCCGGACCGAACGAAGTCGCCCGCCCGATCGATCAGAACGAACTCGACACCATGCGGAAGATCCTCACGACCGTGAACCCGGACGGCGACGGTAAGGCCGGCGCTGCGGTCGAGACGATCCTGAAGCTGTCCGACGATGACGTACGGCGGATCGTCACCGCGATCAGCGCGGACGTGGCCGGTGGTGTCGCCGACGAGATCGGCCAGCGTCTCACAAAGCAGAGTTGATGAAATGACTGAGGAAGCGGCTGTCAAGATCACGCTCCCGACGATCTACAGCGAAATGGTGGCAATGAAGGACGACTTCGCTGAGGTCAAGGGGATGCTCCGCGAACACATCGCGCTCGAGCAGCAACGCAGTGAGGGGGTCGAGGTTCGCCTCGAGAACCACGGCACGCGCCTGAGCGACCAGGGCACGCAGATCGTCGCCCTGGACGGACGAGTTACCCGTCTCGAGGAGAGCGCGGACACCCAGGGGAAGCGCGAGGCCCGGAAGGCCACATGGCCGCAGATCGCTGGCGTCGTCACTGGCATCATCGCCTCGGCGTGCACGGTCGGCGGAGTCTTGTGGGCCCTCGCCTCCATCGCCAGCCGCATCCCCTGATACGCGCGCAATAAGAACTTAACTACCACGAGGCAGAGGAGAGGGAATGCCTGCACGGCCCGATCTTGAGGAAAACCAGGAATTCTGGGATGACCTCCTCAACGATTCAATGACCAGAGACTCCATCTGCGAGAAGTGGAACGCCAGTGCTGGATACGTCTCCTCTCGCCGCCAACGCGCGCGCTCTGGAAAGAAGGTGGAGTCCGCGATCGCCGCGGACAATGCGATCGTCAACTACGTCAATGACATTCTGGACCCCGAGAAGGGCTCGAGCTACACCCGCATGGCGTCGACCGCGTGGGGTGAGGATGACTGGCGCGAATTCCTCCGGCAGAAAGGCACCGACCCTGATGCGGTGAGCTTCGCCATCGGCGTCACCTCCAATCCTTCTGGCGGGTACTGGAACAAGCTCCTCAACGTGCGACCGAAGGCACCCCTCCATGGCGGCGAGCCTGCATGGCCGGTCGTCCAGCAGGCCGCCCCCGTCCAGGTGTCTGTCGATGCGATCCCCGCCCGGCCAGCGCGAGGCGGCCTGAAGATGTCCCTCAAGGGCGCCGACACGCAGATAGGGTTCCGCGCGGTCGGCGACGCCTACGAGCCGTTCCACGACGTGCGCGCGATGGACGTGTTCGTCGAAGTCGCACGCCTTGAGCAGCCCGAGGATATCGTCCTTCTCGGCGACATCATCGACCTACCCAGTCAGAGCCGCTGGGCACAGGAGGCCGGCTTCGCCCGGACGACGCAGATGGCGCTGGACGCCACCCACGAGTGGCTCGCCCGGCTTCGCGCAGCTGCGCCTGATGCCACGATCATCATCGTCGAAGGCAACCACGACAAGAGGATGCAGACCTTCATCGAGGCGAATGCCCTCGCGGCCTTCGGCATTCGCCAGGCGAACAAACCTGAGTCGTGGCCGTCAATGAGTCTGCCCCACCTGCTCCGCCTGGACGAACTGCAGATCACCTACCAAGACGCCTACCCGGCTGCAGTCCACTGGGACGACGACAGCACCCGCAACATCCACGGGACCCGGGCGAACTCTAAGGGCTCGACAATGAGCCAGTACTCGCAGGAGTTGCCCCACATCAACACCTGGGCCGGCCACACGCACCGCGCGGAGATCATCTACAAGACCGTGATGGGCCCTCGCGGCGAAGCGATCGAGTCCTACTCCGCGAACCCTGGATGCCTCTGCCGCACAGACGGAACGGTGCCCTCGGTTCACGGCGCGCTTCACTCGGACGGCTCCAGCGCGAAGGTCGTCGAGGACTGGCAGCAGGGCTACGGGGTGAACCTCTACGACGGGGATGGCAACAGCTGGCCCCAGGTCTACCGCATCAAGGACGGCGCGACCGTCTACGGCGGAGAGGTTCTAACCACATGATGCAGAAGACCTGCAGCAACGAAGAGTGCGCCGGCAAGGTGGTCGCACGAGGACTTTGCGAGAAGCATCGTCGCAGAAGGTGTGCTGAAGAGCACCGCCGGGCCGGAGAATTGTGCGCCGCTCAGGACTGCTTTGAGGGCTGGATCGCAAAGGGGCTTTGCGAGATCCACTACGCCCGCATGCGCAATACAGGCACGACCAACCTGATTCTCGTCAACCCGCTCTCGAAGCTACTCCCCACGCACCGGCGGGTCATTCACGACTCGGGCTACGTCTACCTGCAACGTTCGATGAATGGTGTCGCCGAGAAGATTCTCGAGCACCGTTTCGTGATGGAGCGGCACCTTGGACGCAGGCTGCTTTCCGGCGAGAACGTTCACCACATCAACGGCGTTCGCGACGACAACCGCCTCGAGAACCTCGAGTTGTGGTCCACAAGTCAGCCCGCAGGCCAGCGAGTAGCCGACAAGATCGCGTGGGCGAAGGAGTTGCTCGTGCTGTATGAGCCGGAGGCGCTGTCATGAGCACTCAGCACAGCGACGACTACTACGTCGGACACGGCGTCGGCTACGAGGAGGCCGAGCGCGACATTGCCGAATGGGCTGACGAGACGGTCGCCGAATGGAAGGCACTGAAGATCTACACACACGAAGAGCTTTGGGCGGCAATTGAGCTGTGCCGAGAGCTTGAGAGACGTGCATCCCGCCGGGACGCCTGAGAAGAAGGAGAACCATCCGATGAGCACCCCCCTCCCCACGCAGACGCCGAACGTCGTCATCAGCAATCCGAAGGCGCGCATCATCGCGCGAACGATCCTCGACATCACCGGTGTGATTCTCGGCACTGTGATCGCCGTGGATGGCGCGACCGAGGCGTTCGACCTGTTGGCATTCACCGTGCCGGCGCTGGTCGGCTGGAGCTATTTGCGAGCCTCCTTCGGCCTCGGCGTCGACAACACGAACACCCCCACAGCTTGAGAGGCTGGTGATCCAAATCTCTGGAGGAGCCGGGTTCGCCCGGCTCCTCTGGTGTATGCCTGGACCGGCTATTTCTCCACGTTATGCATTGCGCGTGAATCCGAACGGGATGTCATTCTCCGTGCTGAGGTACTGCGGCGCCCGCTCATGAGACGAGCCCGATTCGTGGATGTACGGGATATCGACCGCCGCCTCCGGCGTCCCGATCGGCATGTCGTGACGGTGGTTATCGCGCCAGTCCTTGACGAACTCCGAGAAGACCCTCCAGGCCTTCTCATTGGTCGGGCTCGCCGAGTCGATCGTGAGCGTTGCGCTGCAACTGCACTTCTCGATCATGCCGCCTCCTTTCCGTACAGGAATCTAAGGGTCGGGGCGTGTCTTCGAGTTTTCAGGTACGCGACCGCGTGCCGAGCAGAGTCGACCGCGTGAGGCTGCCCCGGCCACCAGAGCCCCTTCACCTTCAGCAGGTCGTCGGGCGCGTGCGCCTTCGCGAAGTTGCGCTGGCCGATCCAGCCAGGGAACAACACGCTCAGTGCGCCCTCGATCTTCAGGGGCGTCACGTCAGGCTGGGCAGTCCGGCCATCGAGCACGAACGTCTCGCTGACCACCTCGTCGGGGTCTCCCCCATTCGTGTCGGCCCACCACCTGATGAAGCCGTCCAGTCCGCCGCGGATCATCCCGTGGTCGACGTGGAGCAGCGGCGTCACCGCGTCGTACTTCCAGAAGGACCAGCCGGTCGTGCCGCCCGGATCCAGCGCCAGGAGCGTCCTCATGAGAGACCGAGGATCAGGCCCAGGCGGGCGTGTAGACGACTGGCCTCGTCGAGAGTAAGGCGGCGCGAATGACATTCTCTGCCCGACTGGTCGTCGATCGGCTCGAAGTCCAGCCACACCCACGGCTCGTGATGAACATGAGGGTCTGCGTCGATGTCGCATCGAATCTGGTCGCCGTCAGCCTCCAGGCTCAGAATGATCACCGCATTGGTTTGGTCGATCAGGCTCATCCCTCTATCTCCTTCCACTCGACATCCGCCTCGAAGATGCGCACCGCCGCGTGCGGGTCAGCCCGCAGGATCTGCGCACGAGCGTCCTGACATGCGCGCAGTGACGAGCGCTTGCCGCCGCGAACGCCCGCGCTGTTCATGCGGTACGGGATAGGGTTGCCCGACAGCTTCATCTCCACCCAGTAGAGCTTCTTCGGCTTGCTCGCGCTCATGCCTTAGCCTCCCGCTTCTGCTTGCGGAAATGCGGCATGTCCAAGAACTCCCCGAGGGCCATGCGGCGCATGTACTCCGCCTTCGTCATCCCGAACCAGGCAGCCAACTCAGCGATTCGCTTGCGCTCACTAGCCGTGACTTCGAAGTTCTCGATGACCTTGCCGACTGTGCGCGCCATCAGGCGGCCTCCTTCAGGGGCTTGATACGGCTCGGATCCTTCTGGCGTCGGATGTCCCACCAGGTCTCAAGATCGTAGGTTTCGCCGCCGCTGTGAAAGGCGGGGATCTTCAGGGCCAGGATCTCGTCGTCATCCTTGCCCTCCATGATTGCGTCGATGACGTTGTGCAGCACGGCGCGCCAGCGCTGCAGCGTCCTCTCTTTCACGCCGTGAAGCCACCCGATCCTTCTCTCGGTGATGTCGATAACGGAGAGGAGGTGAGTGCGATATCTAACCGTCTTCTCATAGAGCTCCGCCGAGCAATTCGGGTCTTCTGCTCGCGTGTCGATCTTGGCGTTCGTGATCGACAGCCACTCGAGCAGTTCACAGAACGTTCGCTCGATCACCTCCGGAGCCTGGAAAGGACTCTGATGCCGTGATGTGTAGAACAGGTCATCCATCACTGCCCCGTGGAACTCCTTGTCACCCATGGCCACAAGCTCCTCGATTTCGTATGTCACGCTGCTTCCTTTCTCTGGGTGACCGCAGCCACCATGCCATTTGCTTCTTCGAGCCATTCCAGGAATCTCCCCGAGGCACCCGTGCCTTTGAAGAGCGGGAATCTGTTGTAGTAGCTCTTGCCGTCGTTGTAGCGGCGATCGCGCTCTTCGGCCTCGCGATGCATCCGCGCAACGCGGTCGGTATGCGCCCACTCGGGCTCATCCTTCAGCTGCGCCTCATCGCCGGCTCCGATGGAGTAGTCGACAAAGAGCTCAGTCGGGATGCCCAGCGGGTCAGCTGCCGAGGCTCCGATGAAGGAGAAAGAGCGTCCGCCCTTGGGCGTCTCCCCTTCGCGCCAGTGGGCGTTGAAGGCCAGCCGCAGTTGCGGGTGTCGCGCCCCAACCCACCAATGGATCTGTTCGTGCTCCGCCTTCTTCAGGTCGCCTTTCAGGTGATCCGGCGATTCCTGCCCCGGCTTCTTCTTCGAGTCGGCCGCGTAGAACTCGTCCGTGAGATGAATCCTGCTCATCAGCAAGTATTTATCTGGCCACAACTCAATGGCCGCGATAACCTTGCGTACGCCTGCACCGAGCCCCGCGGCATCAACAACGTGCGATCGCTCGAGTACCGTCGTTACTACCGCCGGAACCCCATTGTCACCGGAAGACGACAGAGCTTCCTCTTCCTTCACCACCAGTCACCTCCTCGTTACCTAGATAAATCACATTACACCCCATTACATGCGAAAGCCACATTTCCGGCGTGACGGTTCCCGCCTCCCCCTCCGGGGCAGACAACCAGAACCGCATGGCCGCCAGGATCGACTTGTAGCGAAGGACGTTCTCGGGTGCGATGAGCACCGATTCACAGAGGAACGGAGGGACCTCTCCGAACGCGAGGATCCTGCCTGGCGACTCTGGGACAGCGGGACTCGGCAGGACGTCGAACGACGGGCCCACCTCGAGCTTTGCGCGCTTGATGAGCGCCAGCTGTTCCTGCGAGAGAGAATGAGGCCACAGCGGGAGCGGGACTACCTCAGCCATCGCCGCGCTCGAGGCGCTTCAGCCGGGTCTCGATCTTCTTTGGCGTCTGCCCCAAGAGCTTCGCCAAGAAGGTGAGCGACGTGCCGCCGGCGATGATCTCTGAGGTGAGCTTCGGATTCGACTCTCCTCGATCTGCCAGCCGCGACTCCTCCAGGATCAGCTCGAGCGTGCGGGGCTCGAACCGGCCCCCGGTGCGCTCCGACTTCACCACTCGCCCCTGGATTTGGTTGTAGCTCGCTCCTGTGATCTTCGCCATTGATCGCAGGGACCACAGCCCGTGTCCTTCAAGGACCTTTGTCGCCTCGTCCAGCTGCGCATCGTTGTACGCTCCGGCACGACGGTATATGTCCCACGCCTGCTGCAGCTTCTTGGTTGTCTCACTCTGCGGGTGTTCCTGGTTCACGGATCACTCCCTTCAGCTTCAGTTTCTCGATGTCTTCTTCTGTGACGCGCTCGGCGCGACCCTGCACGATGAGCTCCTTGATGAGCCCGTCAACCTCGTGGCTCCTGTTCTGGAAGCGGGGGGCTCGGTGAATGGAGGAGATCGAGACCTTGCCCTTGCCATCGACCAGAAGTCGCTCAATCATATTCACCTCTCTCGTTCGGATCGTCTCGTCGGTCATCTCCACCATCGTGAGGACGTTCTGAGCCCACTCTTCTACCTGTTCGATCGCGATGAGAAGATCCAGCTTCGTCATCCGAAGACGGCCTTCAGAGAGTGCCACGAGTGCCGCACAGCGCAGAGTCGTCTCGTTCAGTCGCTTGAATGTGGACCTGAGACGGTCGGCGTAGCGAGACTCTCGGGCGATTCCGAAAAGGTCGATCGCCAGTTGCTTGTGCCTGTCGACAACCGCCTTCGGGATTCGCATCCTCTCCGGTCTGCCGTCTGCGCGGCCGACCTTCTGGGTGGCATCCATGAACTCCTTCGCCCACTGCTGGAAGACGATGTTCGCCCCGCTGCCCGTCGCATCCTCCTCGTCGAGATCCTCTTCCGCGATCCAGTCACCCGCGAGGGCGCCAGGGTCATCCGAGGGCGGGTCGCCGATCGCCCAGACGAATCGGTTCAGGAAGCCGGACTCCCAATCATCCGGCCCCATCTCGGCAGCCATACCCTCGACCGTGCCCATGAGGTGCACTGTCAGGAACGCTCGCGCGGACCTCCCGGAGTACTCTTTGTCCGTGGACCTTCCCATTGCCCCGACGCGGCCGTCATAGAGCTCCGTGATCATTCCAGGCATCGCGCTGAAGGGCCCCGAGGGCTTCTTCCACTCGTGGATCTTGGTGTGCGCCTCGTCCATGTGGAACCAGCTCGACTGCCCATCACGATCGATGAGCGTCTTGTTGAGCGCGGAGTCGGTGTAGTTGCCGCCGATGTCAGGAGTGGAGTCCTGCATCATGTAGAAGATCTCAAGCACCTTGTGGATCGGGATCAGAGACTCCGTCTTGCCAGACGTCGTCGGACCCACCTTGCACACGTACAGGTTCAACGGGCGGTCAGACGCTCCAGGACGCGGCAAAACTGCCTTCGGGGAGAAGATGATGCTGAGCAGTGTCCATCGGTTCAACCGCCAGTACGGCAGGTTCACCATGGAGAAAGTGCCCTCGGCCCAGTTCAGGTACCGGCTGCCCCACCACTCCCCTTCCGAAGAGTGAACCTGGGCGCGCTCCGCGGGCGACAGTAGCTGAGGTCGCTCAGGTCCTTTCGGTGCTGGACGCTCGTCGGCCGGGGCCTCCTCCATTCGCTCGCCAGACTCTGCGGCGATGCCCTTCTCAATCTCTTCCTTCGCCTGATCGAGCTCACGCCACAGATCCTTCTCTGTGATGCATCGAGAGTCTGGATCCGTGAAGCGTTCGCCTCCGAACATGATCGCATCCGCTTTCGAGGCCGCAGAATGCCAGGTAAGGGTCGCCGCCGCCACTTCGGACAGGCCTGCTCGCAGCGCCGCCATGAGGATGATGTGGCGTCGAGACCACAGGTGCCCTGGAGTCTCCCGAGATGGACGCGAGTTCCAGACCGAGACGAACGGCTCGCCGTTGACAGACGGAAATGCTACAGAGGTGGGGAACCCTGTCCACACCTCGAGTGGAGGGCGAGTTTCGAGCGGCGGCTGAGCGTACTGCCCTTCCGTGCGCTTCTTCGCATCCTCCCACTCTGCGATGACATTGCCCTCGCCCCAATTCTCGTCCGTGGGCGAGTGAGTCAGAAGGAGGGTGGTCGCGGATGAGACATCGGTCGCGTAATACGGGCTGCGCACCATGCGCCACAGCCAGCAAGCGTGCTGGAACACCGTCGACCGCCATCCGGCACCCTCTCGCCATGGGCGCTCGAGAGCATCCAACTCTGCGGCGATCCACTCCAGCTCGCGCCGCTCCTGCTCGGAGGCCGCCTCGACAGGCTCAACGTCGTCTGGAATGGGATCGATGGTGAAGTGCTGTCGACGAGGGAGAAGATCCAGGAGCTCCTGCGGAGCGTCCGGAATGTACGACAGGTCACCGCGGTACATCTTCCCTGCGATTACGGATCCAGGGCCGACGACAAGGCCGCCCTCGGCACGCACGTCGACGCCGCGGTGGATCTCGCTGACGCTGGTCTTGATCTCTACGTCCGGCTCGATGGCGTAGTAGTAGTGCTTTCCGCCGGAGGGTGTGTGCACCTCGGCACCGAGCGGGAATCCCAGGTCTTCGAACCACGCGATCGCATCGTCATTGTCCAAGTCGATGACGATGACGCCCGAGCCTGAGCCTGTCGGGATTCCAATGTTTGCGTTCGGGGTCTTTGCCCATATCTTCGAAATCGTCAGCGGATCCGTAGTTGCTACTTCAGACCACCCCTTGTCCACGGGGCGCTTCCCCTGGGGGATGACTGGGAAGACCTTGAGGCCCCACTCGTCGGCGATCTTGTACGCCATGTCGCCCTGACTCATGCGACCTCCGTTCAGTTCTCGTCTGCTCCGCACCCAGGATTCGAACCTGGAACCGACGCATTAACAGTGCGATGCTCTGCCGTTGAGCTAGTGCGGATTGGGGGGCCTTTTATCGCCATGCCCAGGGCGGGCTGTCAGTACGAAGCCGCCTGAGCCCAGGCGCCGGGCTGAATGCCCTGCTGCGGAGGTTCTTCAGCAGCTGCCGGCGTTGCCCAGGGATTGACGCTCGGCTGGGTGGCGGCAGCCTGCGGCGCCTGGCCGGGGACTGCGCCCTCGATCAGGTTGTCGTTCTCGTCGAGCCAAGGTGCGACGGGGACACCGGGCTGACGGCGGGGCGTTGAGTCGATCGATCCGGGGCGGTTGACGAAGTTCACCTCACTCTTCCCGAGCGGGTTCCATTCGTCCGGGACCTGCGGCTCGCCCAGGACGACCTCGACCCTCTTCCCGAGAATCTGGTCGGGGCCGGGCAGCTTGCCTGCGGCCAGGTCGGCGTCCGAGACACCCACGGCACCGAAGAACGAAAAGTACATCCGAGCGGGCTTGCCGACCGCGGCGCCGTCCTTCGGGGCAAAGCGCGTAAAGAGGGGCACGCGCAGGAAGAACGTGCGGTTCGCTCCGGTGGGTGACTCGGGCACGATCTTCACGGCGACTCGAAGGACCTTCTTTGCCTTGTTCGGTCCGGAGCCGCCCCACTCCTCGACCTTCATGCGGTCGCCATCCTTCTTGAGCGGGACGACGGTCGCCTGGTACGGTCCCTTTGGAAGCGGGGGGAAGCTTCCGCCTCCACTGGAGCGGCTCTCCTCGAGCGCCTCGGCTGCCTGGGGGTCGATCTCTACTGCGAAAGACATGTGCTGTCTCCTCTCGTTATGCCGCGGTCGCGGCGGGATTGGTGTCCATGATTTTGGAGTGGTACTGATCTGCGAGTTCTTTCATTTCGACACTGAGATCACCACGGAAGACGCGAGATCTTGCGTAGTTGCACGCCAGACATTCGCGGAATCCCCGCGCCCACTTGGATGGGACAAGGTTCGCGCCTTCAAGCGGGTGACCGCGGGGGCATTTTGCCCGGTTCACCATTGAGTGAGTCCCGTGTCTAACCCTGTCCAGCGCGTTCTCTCTACGAGAGTCCCAGCGGAGTTGGGAAAGACGATTGTCGCCAACTCCGTTTGGCCCGTGGCATCCCTCCATGCCCTCGGGGCGTGCTCCCACAAAAGCTTCGAGCACCAACGAATGAACTGTGCGCACCTTTACTACACCCTCACGCGAAAGAGACACCGAGAGGTAGCCATGGCTCCCCGCCGTTTGCTTCATGGCCTTGCCCTTCAGCCTTCGGCCAATGTTGCTAACCCGATCCACCGACCGCACTCGCCCCAGGTCGCTCACCTCGTAGTAGCCCTCGTATCCGACTACTGGCCTCCACTCCTCGTCCGTCACGCGGCCTCCTGGCCGCCAAGGCTCAACTTCTCGTCGAGCTTGGCGTAAAGGGAGAGCAAGTCGAAGTCCCACATCACCGGCTCAACCAGGGAACTGTAGCGATTCTTCGAGACGACCAGTTCGCTCTCACCGAGGGTCGCCATAAGTTCCGTCTTGTCGGTGTCCGGGTTCTTCTCGAACGAGAGTCGGGCCACGACGCTCGGGACCGAGGCGAAGGAGTCGCGGAATCCGCCGGACAGCTTCGGTTTCACCTTGGAGACTCCAAGCTCATCTTGGTCACTGCGCTCGTGCAGGATGAAGACTCCCGTCGTGTGTGGGGCGTTGTGGAGCCCGCGAACGATGCGGTCGGACCATTTCGAGACCTCAGCCCATCCGGCCAGGGCGTCGAGCTTCCCGGATGCCGAGAACGTGTTCGTCAGGAAGTGCTCCTTGGCGACATCCTGGGCGAGGTTGACGGTATCAACGATCGTGAACTCGTAGCCGTATGCGTTGGTGATCACGTCGTTCAGGATGTAGTCGATTCGCTGGAACGCATCCGGTGAAGTCGGGTCGATCGGAACGATGTCCAGCCGCCCCTCACGCTTGGCAGCGAGGATCTCCGGATCGTTGATGATTGACTCCGAGCCGTTGTCGATGTCGATGAGCAGAACCTTCGGCTTGTTCGGCCGCTTGACGAGCGCGGCTGCCATCGTGGACTTGAAAGTGCCCGGCTCGCCGTACAGAGCGATCGACTTCGGCATGCCGAAGCTGTCGTCGCGGCTCACCGCCTGCATCCAGGCGGGGCGGGGAAGGGTCTCAGAAGTCATGGTGAATCCTCTCTCTCAGTTCAGTGTAGGTCTGGATAAATCTTTATCGGCGCGTCAGGCCGCAAGCTTGGCCTCGATGTCGGGCGCGATGTCGGCGATATTCTCCTTCTCAAACGAGCAGAAGAAGCAGGCGGGGTCTGCGTCGAAGTCCTCTGGCATAGCGCCGGCCTCGAGCCGCTTCCAGACGCGCTCGCCTCGCGCCAGGGCGTCAAGGGCGGTCTGCTCGTGGTAGTCGAAGCTAAGAACCCAGACGTCATGGATCGCAGTCGGGTCCTCGTAGCGAGAGCCCTCCGGAACGTCGTTCACGCCGTTGCCGTCGCGATTGATCCAGATGATCGACCCCTTATAGGCCGGCTGTCCGGCGAGGTGGCGACCGTGCATGTAGAGCGTCTGCTGAATGTGGTAGCCGTTCATCTTGTGAACCATGCTGTCCATCGCCTCGCGGAACCCGCGGGCGGAAATCTGAGCGACGCGCTTCGCGCCATTGGATGAGCCGTATTCGAACTTGTACCCACCCTCATATCGCGCGGTGTCCTTCTGCTTCACCCAGCGCGGCTTGGTGCCCTCGGGGAGCAACCCAGCGGAGAGAAGGAAGTCGTGCAGGAATGCACCCTTGACGCGATCACTACCTTTCCAGTCGACGATCTGATGTGGCATGGACACGTCAATCGTTCCGAAGATGTCCCCGTAGCCGGGGATGGTGCCGATACGTAGGCGCTGCTCGGCGCGGACCCCAGAGATTCCAAGCTCCTGCAGGATCCCAGTCTCGGCGATGCGATGTTCCTGCACCGCGTGGATGCCGGTGCCGATCTCCTTCTGCATCCAGATCGCCTCTGCTCGAGGGCTGCGCGCCCGCTCGATCTGGCCCATCGCCATGGCGAGGCAGCGGTCGCACTCGTTCGCCAGATCGCTGGCGCCGATGCGAGTCTGCAGTGTGCGGCCGGTCGGAGCTCCGAGAAGGCGAATCGCCATATAGCGCAGTTCGTTGTCCGTGAAGATGTTCACCGCGCTGCCCACCTTCTCGTCTTGAAGTTGGCCCGTTCTGAACGCTTGGGCTCTCGCACCTTGCAGTCGACGTCCCTGTATCGGGGGCGCCCCGCCCCCTCGGTCCTCCTTAGGAGACCACCTGCTCCGTTCACCTGTTCCCCCTTTCGTTATATGTGAATCGCTTGCTGCGATAACTCATTAAATCACATTTCAACCCGGAGGTACAAGCCCTGTCAAACATTTATTTGATCTGCGTTCCCATGTTCCACGCGATCCCGCCCCGCACTCCCCAAGCCGGCCTCTCGCGCCTCGCACTTTCTCGGCACACGGCAAGCAGCGGACATCCTTCACAGAGCTCCTTCGCCTCGGCTCGAGTCGGAGGGTGCTCGTAGAAGGCATATTCCTCGCCGCGCTCGAGGCACTTCGGCTGTGGCGCGTGCGGGTCTCGACGCGCTGTTCTCAGGACATCCTGATACGCCGGCGTCACTGGTCGATTCATTTTCTTGGCGCTCATTTCTCGCCTCCCTGGTGTCTCCCAACCTCACGTGTCTGGGGTGGGCAGTCGCCACGCCCGTTGTGAGGTGCATAGCCGACCGGCTCACAGTCGCAACCGGGGCAACGCATATCGCACCACCCGTGTCCCAAAATCCCGACATCTGAAGCGTGTCTGAAAATCCCGACATCGCTCATGACTGCCTCCGAATTTCGACATCCGCCGACGCCCACTCTGCGCCCTGGTAGAACGTAAGGCGGCGCACCGCTCGGATCGTGTCAACGTCCGCGTCACCCGTGTGCGGCCAGCGACGATCGGCTTCCGCCTTCACGGGTGAGCGCTGCTCGTCATTCAGCATTGCTCTGTCTCCGAATCTCGTGAACAGTGTTCTTCAATTGGCTCTCCTTCTCGCGTTGTGAGCTCTCCACTGCTCGCGCCGGCGCTCGCGGTTCTCATCGGCAAAGCGGGCGTTTGCTGCAGACAAGCATGCGCGGCACTTTCGGCCGCCAGTCGGCGGGTAGTAGGTGTTCGCTTCCGTGAACTCGTGCCCGTACTTGCAGTGCGTCTTGCGGGCGTTCTTGGCCGTGATTCCGGTACCTCGCAGGACGTTCTGCCGGTTCGTCACCGCCTCGAGGTGAGTCGGATTCACGCAGTTGCGCGTCTCGCACAGGTGATCGATGTAGAGCCCGTCCGGTATCGGTCCGACGTATTCCTGGTATGACCATCGGTGAGCGAGGATCTTCCGGCCATCCGCGAAGAACAACCCGTACCCTCCCTTCAGCGTTGCCCCTGTCCAGAGCCAGCAGCCGAGATCAGCGTGTGTCTTCGCGAGGAACCGATCCTCAGTAGTTGGCCTCATCGCCTCTCCTCGTGTTCTGTGGTCATTGCTTCTCGTCTCCCGAGGGCGCCGCGTTCAGCTCGGTGGCCACACATTCTGGGCACCAGCACGGCCCCTGATCGAGACGACCGGTGCGCTCAAGCCGCTGTATCTCGTCGTGCCACACCTGGATCGTCACGTCTGCGCTCGTTCCTGCTTCACCGGAACCCACGGATGCTCGATCTTCGTCCCGAGAACGACCAGATCGGGACGCCCGTTGGGCTCACCTTCCTCGATCGACTTCCACCGCTTCACGGCTGCCTCGGCGTACTCGCGGGACACGGTCGCGGATTCGAGCTCGTGGTATGTGCCGTTGCCGTCGCTGTAGCACGCGGCGTACCAGCGTCGGCCTTCCGGTTCCTCGGCCACGACACCAGCCTGGATGTCGGCCGCCTGCTCACGTGAGAACGTGTCCTCGATCTGTGCAACCATCGTCGGCACGTCATAGGTGCTCTTCGAGAGCCGGCCACCCGTCAGATGCCACAAAAGCAGACTGAGGCGCGCCGCCGTCTCACTCTCATGCTCTTCCCGCACCTCGGCATCATGAGCAGCCAGAGCCCGGTCGAACTGGGCCTGCAGGTGTGGGATCTTGCCCCAACTGTCACGGATCTCCGCCATCGACGGCGTGTGCTCAGTCATGGTTCTCCATCTCTCCCTCGGCCGGGACATCAAGGCCGATCGCTTCGTCGAGCTTCTTCTGGATCGCGTCGATCCGCTTCTGCCAGCCGTCCGCGTCCGCTCGCAGTTGGGTCTCCCGTTCCCGGCATGCGCGAATCGTGGACGCGCTCGGCATGCAGTTGCGCAGGTCGTTATCCTGCTTGCGGATCAGCGTGTAGCAGTGGTTCCGCTTCTCGATGTACTCGCGCTGCAGATCGCGCAGTTCGGCAATCTCACTCATGGCGGTTCTGTTCCTCTCGGTTCTCTCCCGTCGCCCCCGGCTGTCCACCGTTCGGGCACGGGCACGCGTGCGTGTCCAGGTGCCCGCGGTAGAAGTGGTGGTGGTGCGCATCGGTGGGGCGTGTGCAGCCCATGAGGGTGCAGCGGCGCGGGAACGTCGGCTTAGTCGTCGGCATGGTTCTCTCCCGGGGTGGCGGCGGGCTCCCAGGTTTCGCCGCCGTTGGGGCTGGACTCCAGCACGAGGCCCTCGACCGGAGGCTTATAGAACATCGCGAGCTCCTGAGTCGGGTACGTCCAACCGACGCGACTGTTCGGATAGCGCCATCGGAAATTGTGCTCAGCCACGGTTCTCTCCCTGCTTGGTGACGGCGGCGGGGTCATCATGACGATCCGCATGATGACCAGGGACGGCGGCAGCAGCACGCAGAGCGGCATCCCAGCCAGCCCGCACAAGCGCCTTCGCCATGCCCGCGGCCTGCCCCCGGTGCTCGTCGTAGACGCGCCGCTCGATAGCAGCAAGGGTTGCGTCGGACGGTTCGGCCTGCGGCTCCGGCGTAGATGAGATTCGCGTCCGATCCGGCGCGTGGTCGGCGGTCGCTTCGCAGTTGCACGGAGCCGGACCATCCGGCCAGATCATCGCGTGCTCGCTCGGCTCCGGGGACACGGAGCGAGGGAGGCCAGCGGCGAGTCGGTCGAGTCGATCAGCGATGCGATTGAGGCGATGCGCCACTTCCTCGTTCCCGCAATCCATTCCCTGCCACTCTGCGATTTGCCGCAGGCGCTCCGAATCCAGCCGCGCTTCTCGCGCGTCGTCGCTCGGAGTATCACTCACGCTCACCGACGATGAGTGAGGATCAGTGACGTTCACTGACGGAACAGTGAGAGAGTCAGCCTCCTCGAACACGGCGAAGGCGGCGCGGGCAACACCCGAGAAGAACTCAAGCTCGTCCTCCGCCAGCATCTCGACGCGGGCCTCGTCCTGGTACATGCCGTTTCGGATCGCCTTCGCGGCCTTCTCGATCAGTTGTTCGTCAGTCATCGGACTGCTCCTTCGCTCTGTACGGGTTGTGGATCTGTGCGGCATCCGGAAGGTCATACCCCTCAGATGCTGCCGTTGCTCCCTCGTCCCATGCCTCGGCTCGCACCTGGGCGATGAACGGCATCAACGCCTCGGCCAGCAGGCCTGCTCCCATGTGATGTGCGCCGTCAGCGTGGCGAATCTCCTGGGCTAGCCGGTCGGTCAGGCTCGGCGTGTACGGCTCAGTCATTGGGCTCTCCTTCGTTCAGGGCGCGGGTGAGGATGTAGCGGAGGCCTGCCGCAACCCCGGCGGCTGCCGCATCGGCCTCAGTCGACCTGACGACCTTCACCGCCAGCACCTTGTCGCACGCCACGATCGCTTCGCTCATAGCCCGCTCGGCCTCGAAGTGGTGCAGCTCTCGGGCGTGCATCTCACGGACGACGCCCTCGGCCCGCTGGTGTTCGGCTTCGAGGGCGTCAGCCAGTTCCCTGATGCGCCCCTGCCAATCCATGCCGTTGTTCCGGTCCGCGAACGCTCGTGCTTTTGTGATCAGGGCGGGGATGTTGTCAGTCATTTCAACTCTCCTCTCGCGCATCAATGTGCGCTAAATCTTTATTGACACTACTGCTTAGGCGGCGCTCTGTCCAGCGTTCAGAGCAGCTTCGTACCTTTCGCGCAGAGCCACGCGGTCGATGTGCGACCAAGTTTCACCGCTCTTGATGCGCGAGATCGTCTGTCTTGCGACGCTCATCTCGTCAGCTATCACCGTCACGCCTTCACCAGCCCACAGCCTCATGACGATCAACTCCACCTCGGCATCCGTGAAACGCGACGTGTTCACGTTGCTGCCGCGCGGTCGAGTCTTCAGATGCGCGGCTAGTCGTTCGGGCGAATATTTTCGGCCCAAAGCGGCATTTCTCAACTTCGTTCGCGTCTCAGCCGACCTACGCTTCCCGTAGTTCCAGTGCGATTCCCCCTTAGGAGGAACGTATCCACTGGCTCGCCTCGCCGCTCGAATCCTCTCGATCGACTCAGGAGAGTGTCGATACCCACTTGCCTTTCTTGTTTCCAGCATCCGCTCGATCCGGTCTCTCGGGACAATTTTGCCCCTAAATCTGTCACCAGTCGCCTTCCGATTCTCCGGGCTACAGGGGACTCCGGCAACACCCTTCCCGCCCTTCGCCACATTGAGGAGAAGTGTTCTTTGGCGCGACATCTCGGCTATCCAGTAAATCTCCCTCGAGGCCAGCGCGTCTATGCTCGACAAGCTTGCCTCGAGGATGCTCGCCTCGATGTTCTCGGGCCCATGTTTCCTCATCCAGTCGGCGACAGGCAGGTTCACGCCCCTTCTAGCGGAGGCACGATGTTGCCAAAGCCTCTCCTTTAGCCTGCGCGTAGTGATTCCGACGTATCTGATCTCACTGCTTCCGCGAAGCCTTAGTGCATAGACAACGTTGCGCTGATCAAGCGGATTACTCACGCAGCCTCCCCCTTGTTCAGAGCCATGTTCATTACCCACGCACGGGAGATCAGGTTCTCCAACGCGACCTCATCCACAGAGCCGGAGCAGATCAGACGGACGTGCTCGAACTCCCCGTGTGCCATCGTGCGCCCTTGCCGGAAGTATCGGGCGAGTGCCTGCTCATTGAGAGCAGGGTTTCCGTCCGCCTCACTGATCCAGACGACCTTGCTCGCCCTCTTCTGCAGCCCATCAACCCCGGTACCCATCGACTGCACGGTGCCGATCAGGTAGTCGAATTTGCCCCACAGAAATCCCTCCTTTAGAGCCTCTCGCTCAGACATCGACAGGTCACCAGTCCACACACCAACCTTCTTGCCCGCCTTCACGAGACGCTTCGCAACGAAGTACGCACCGATCTTCGAGTCCGTGAAGATGCCAACTGGCTGCCCCCGCCATCGGTCCTCGAGAAGGTATCGCAAAGGCGCCAGCTTGGCGCTCTGAGCATCATCCGCGAAGTACACAGCCTCCTCCCCTGTCGCGGGATCGACGGAGAGAGAGATGGTAGCGATCGCCACCTGGCGGAGGCGGAGGCGGAGGGAGACGGGAAGGTCGACGACCAGCGGCATCTCAGAGCCGCGCCAGTCGCTCACCCATGTCATGAGGTCCCGCTGCAGCTCCTCCATCTGGGCGCGCTGCTCTGGAAGCGGCTCAACGCGGATCTCCAGCGGCTTCGGCGGACGATCCTGATTGAGCCGGCGAATGTAGCAAGGGAGGGAGGAGGCGAACTCTCCTGGAACCCTCTCCCCAACAACCTTTTGGACGACGCCGCCATGCCCGTTGTCAATCGGCCGCCCGCCGCGTCCTCGCACCTCCTCTCGGAGGAGATAGCGCTCGGACCAGCGGCTGAAGTTCGTCTCGATCCAGGACACGCCATTCTCGTCGAGCCCTGGCCAGGTCAGGCGAGCGATGCTCCACATATTTTCGACGCTGTTCTGGAACCAGGTCCCCGAGAACATCGCAGTGTAGCCGCGCTTGATCGAGAGGATGGTCTGGCGACCCTTCGCCTTCCGGTTCGCCCACACTTGGCACTCGTCCGCGATCACCGCATCGAGAGGATTTCGGGAGAAGCGATCGAAAACGTGCTTACGCATCGTCTTCGTCATCTGGACTGGCTGGCCATCCTTAAGCACTGGTAACCCGGTCCGCTTGTCCGTCTTCCAGATTGGCTCACCGTGGTCGTCGCACTGTGGGACGCTCTTCCAATCCTTCTCCTGGAGATACGCGGAGCCAGCGATGTAAATGCCTGGGTCATGCTTCATGAAGCGCTCATAATTGTCGCGACCCGCCTTCGTGCCGTTCATGATGGCGATGGGCAAGGGCGGCTCCCCATCTGCCTGCAGGGTGATGCGATTCGCCCATTGCTTGTGCGTGTTCGGGAGGGCAACGAGAAGCACGCGCGTCCAGCCGTGGCGAGCGATAGCCCGCAGGATCAGTTCCGATCCGATGGTGGTCTTGCCCATGCCTGGCTCGTCGGCGCAGATCGCTCCGTTCGAGCTTCCAACCTGCGCGAGCATGTACTCGATTGCCCATTCCTGCTCCGGATTCGGTGCGTGCTTACTCATTGCTCTCCCGTCTTCGTTACTTGCTCGCTTCGATGAGCGCCTTCGCGTGCTTGGAGCCGTCCGCCATGACCAGCGCGACGACCGGATGCATGCCGCCTTCTCCGAATGCCGGCGTCACGGCCGCAACCTTGCCGTCCTTCACGGTGAAGTCGGCGCTCTTGGGTGCGGACTCCGCGTCTAGCCCGAGCTTCTCCAGCACGCCAGCGAGCTCACCAGCCACCGGGGTGTAGGTGATGACGCCTCCCGAGCTTCGGGCGAATGGCCCATCCGCCTGCGTGGACTCTGACGTCCGTTCGGCAAGCGCCAGCCCCTCCTCGATCAGTTCGTAGGTGAGCACCGTGCCCTTCTGTCCAAGAACCTCCTTGGCGAGCCTGGTCTTCGGAACTCCGGCTGTTGCCGCGGCGAGGAAGAGTGACGCCACCCGACCCCGGAGAAAGTTCAGGGACGCCCGCTCCTTCTCGAGGAACTCCTTGGTTCGGCGTTCCAGATCGCGTTCGCCGTGCTGGTAGTCATCCCAGGCCTTCTTGGCTTCCGCGATCGCCACGTCGCTGTCGTGCGTGCTCTTCATGCCGCCTCCTTATGGCTGCTCACGCTGCGCCAGTCCACGAGGGTGCGATGGCGCAGTATCGGTTTATCGGTGTAGTGCGGGTGGTAGTCGACGGGCTCGAGAACCATCGTCGACGAGCCGGGTTTCAGCTGTCGGACGTGGCACAAACCCGCCTCTCGAGTGTGCGCGGTGCCGAGTATCGGCCCGATCATGCGGCCGCCTGGTCAGAAACCGACGAAGCGAAGAGGACATGGGCTGGGTTCACCGGGCACTCGCCTCGCAGGTCGTTCCTGTAATCCGCGAACACGTCGTCCTGGCACCCTGTGCAGAACTCCGGCTCGAATCCAGGCACGTCGCGGAACCGAGACGGATTCTCCGGGGAGTCCTGCGCGAACTGGAACGCCTTCTCGCTTGGCCGCAGCAAATCCCACTGCGCGATGAGCGAGATCATGTTCGCCGCCTCGCGCAGCTCTGACGCTGCGTACTGGCCGTGCGCCACCTGGGCGGTGAGGGGTTCGATCATGATTCCTCCTTTTCAGTACCAGGATTCGTTGAGCAGGACTGGTTCATAGACCCCGCTGTTCGGGTCGGCGACGAACCCGATGATCGCAGGGCCGACGTCGCCGTATTCGGCCAGGTAGAGAGGAAGGTTGCCGTTCACCTGGTAATCGCCACCCTTCCAGCCGTGAATCTCCTTGCCGATCTGGCGGTTCAGCTGATCCGCGAGTTCGTGGGCGTCTCGCTCGGTCGAATTGTGGGCCGTTGCCGATCGGTCGTAGTAGCCCCGGTCGGAGTGCAAGTCGCCGTCCAGACCGATCACCACCGATCCCTCTGGCATAGCGAACAGTGCTTCGATCACCTGATTCAGGTTCAACATCTTGTAGGTGGTCATGCGGCTTCTCCTTCGTCTCCGTACGGCAGCCAGCTGTGCTCCATGCCTATGGCGATCAGGTCGCCGTACTCGCTCGCGATCTTGGCGAGACTCGGGTGCGCCGGGATGTACTTCTCTCCGTCCTCGCGGATCTGGATGTAGGGCTCCACGCGGCCCTCGATTTCTGAGAGGCGGTCGCGCCACTCGGTTTGGGTGAGGGTCATGCTCGCTCTCCTTTCAGCAGTGGTAGTCCACGACGACCAAGCGGGCGTCGGGATCTAGTTCATGCCAAGCGGCTTCGTGCTCGGCTGACATGTCCTCGAAATCCGTGCCGTTCCACCGCTTTTTCATGTGGAGAGATCCGTCCAGCGTGATCAGGGTGTAAGGCTTGTGTTCATCTGAGATGTCGCGACGGAGGGAAACGTCCTGCTCGCATGTGACCCACTCCGATGTGTGCTTGTACTCGATGCCCGTTGAGTCGCAGCCGTTGCAGCCGTACTCGGGGACCAGTGCACGGTGGCGTCTCCCAAGATCGTCCTCACGCCTCCCCGTGCCAGCGCAGAGGAAGCACACGCGCATGTTCCGGCGATCGGCCAGGGGGTCGTAGTCCCCAAGCTCGCCCGTCCACCTGCCGCCGATCTGATACCAGTCCCAGATGCCACTCTCGACGTACTCGCCATCCGGGCCGTTCTCGTTGTACGGCTCCATCGCGCTGGCCACAGCCTTCTCGATGTCCGTGGCGTCATGGGGAATCTCCACAAGGGCGTAGTAGTGCATTATGCGTTGCTCCTTACGTAGCGGGCGGCGCGGTCCAGCGCCTTGAGAATTTCGGGCTGTGTGGGGCAGGACTCGTAGCCGGACGCCTCATCCAGCGTCATGTGGAACCGGCTGGGGCGGTCCGGGTCGATCGGGGTCATCCAGTACTGCCGAACCCGCTGCCAGGCTCGTGCTGCAGGGCTCTTGTAGTACGCGTCGTACCACTGGTGGGCGGCGTCCTCTTCGTCCGGGTCTGACGTGCCGCGGAAGATGTGCGGGTCCGGCACACTCGCCGGCGCCAGGTCGATGGCCGAGAAGAGTTCGGCGCGCTGGTTCTGCGTCAGGTGCGGGAACAGGTCGATCGCTCGGGCGATGGCGTCCAGGGCGACGGTCTCAGTGGTGGTCATCAGATGCTCAGTTCCTTGATGTCGTCTTCCTCGATCCGGAGGCGCTTCTTGGCCTTGGTTTTGAAGATGACGCTCATGTCGAAGGCGTCGCGCGATTCCCACTCTCCGGTGCACGTGACGAATCGCTGTCGGCGGCGGTCCCAGTAGGTGACGGACGCTTCCACGGGGCCGTCATCCAATACGCCGGCCATTGCGTCGACCATCTGGCCGAACGTGCCGTCCCATCCCGCGAGCGGATGGGACAGGGTGAGTGTCGGGGTGAAGCTGGTCACGCGTAGTCCTCATGTCCGATGAGCACGCGAAGGTCGCGCGCCAAGCTGTGTGCGCCTCGGTAGGCGCTCTCGTTTCCGTCCTCACGGGCGACGGCCATATGCGCCGCGAAGTGCTCGTTGATCCGGCTTGCAGCCTGCCAGTACTCAGAGTGCGGGTTGCCGTTGAGCCAGGCGTTGACCGGCGCGAGGAAGGCTGCGCCATCCGGGACGCTCACACACATCTGATCGAACATCTGGTCGTTCTCGTAGCGGTTCATGACGAACAGGAGACCGGGTGCGCCGGCAGCCGAGCGCTCGATCACGATCTCGTCCCACATGCCGACCTTGTGGAGCTCTCCGTCCTCGAGGATTTCGCCGGGGTTGTCGTCGTAGCGGGCGAGGGTGCGGTTCGCCATGTCAGTCCTCCATTTCGATCAGTTCCTCGATTGCAGCGCTCTGCTGCAATCGAGGAAGGCGGCTGAGCACCTTCTTCGCGTGCTCGATTTCGTCCGTGGTGTACCCGACCAGCGCCGGGTTGCCCAAGACGCTGATTCGCTGGCGTCGCCAGAACTCGGGATTCGCGTCCAGGTCTTTGAGCCATTCGCGATACTCGCCTCGGCCGCCGTCGATGTTCCGGAAGTGATCCAGGAGCGTATTCACGGGGTTCGACTGACTGTAGTCGCGGAGGACAACGGTCCCCGGCTCACCGTCGATGGTGACCGGATAAGCCTCGACCTTCTGGCCAACTCGCCAAGGGATTTCGCGCGAGCGAATGCTTGCGAACATCATGCCGCCGCCTCCCCCTCCCCCATCTGAACGTGGTCGTCCAGGTAGCGCTCCACGTCTGAGCCGATTCGGTGCCAGATGAGCGGGTTCAGGTCGCGGTACACCGCGCCGTCTTCCAGGCTCGCCTGGGTGAGCGCGAAGTCGATCGCGTCATCCACCGTGGTCACCGGCAGGTGGTAGGCGGCGGCGAGTTCGAGGGACTCGGGGGCGTAGTGGGGGTTGTGGAGGGTCATCCTTCCTCCTCCATCCAGTACTCGAAGCCGTGCTTGCCGTTGCACGCGTTCCAGTGGTTCGCCACAGCCTGCGCGTCGATGCGGTTGTCGTATCGGCCGATCTCCGCCTCGGGCATCTCCTTGTTCTTGCCCGTTCCGCGCACCATCACGACGTACCGCTTGGCGGCTTCATGCTGTGCCCGGTCGGCTTCGATTGCGCCCGCAATGAGGATCAACGCAGCGTCATCGATCGGGAGATTCAACGGCCTCGCGCCGAACTCATCCCTCCACTTCTCGCTGTAGATTTCCAGCGCGCGAGCGGCAGTCTGCTGCGGGGTCTTCATTGTTCGCCTTCCTCTCTGGTCTGATCGGCCATGCTGTACCACTCGCCCGGCTCCCAGATGGTCTCTTCGACCACGCTGTAGCCCTCCTGGTAGGCGGCGGTCGCCTCGCCTGCATCGCGGAACACGTCAACAACCTCCCCCACGTCGTTCTGCACGATGTAGATCTCAGGCTGGCGCTGCGCGCGGTCAGCCTCGATCCCAGCTGCGATCCAGCCCTGGAAAACGGCCATGAACGGATCATTCAGGCCGGGGAAGTTCGGCGCGATCTCGGCGGCGATTTCCTGTGGGGTCTTCATGGTCAGATGACCTCCTTCTCGATGCGCTGCGCCGGAATGTACAGCTCTCCGTAGTCGTCCCGTTCCGTGGTCAGCCCCAGCCAGCGGAGCATCATCTCCTGGCTCGGGTGGTCGGCGGGTTCCCAGGTGAGGTGGGCGGACTGGATGCCGGCGCGGACGGCCTTGAGGGCAATGTCCATGTCCCAATCCCAGCCGTCGTTCTTCTCGCGGACGATCCGCTCCGCGATCTGTTCCTCGGTTTCGCCGACCGGTGGCGGGGTGATGAGGGCGCGGAGGGCGGCCACACAATCAAGTGCTGCCCGCTCGGCACGCGCCTCGCCCTGCTCATGCTCATCCAGGTCAGTCGCGTCAGCGATGCTGTCGACGGCAGCGTCGAACACGCGGATTGCCTTCCGTGCCGCCTCGATGCGCTCGCTGGCGGACGTCTGGGGGATGTACTCGGTCATGCTTCATACCTTTCGTCGGCTCGGGCGTCTTCTTCTTCGCATCCGTCGCACCAGTCGCGGCTACTGAGGTACTGCGGCTCATCACCGCACTGGATGCACTCGCGATCACTCACTGCCCCGGCTCCCATCCGGAGCGGCGGGCGTTGTGGTGGCAGGAGTCGCAGAGCGCGACGGGCGGGTTCAGCTTCGGCCACGTCACGTCAGCCTCATCGTCGCACTCGTCGCATTGGGTGACTTCCTCGGTCTGAACGGTGATCGCGGCGTACGACAGGAGTTCGTCGACCAGCTCTCGCAGGAGGTCTATTTCTCCATCGTTGCTGTCGCCGTTCGCGGCATCCATCGCGGCCTGGTAGGCGTTCTCGACGCGGCTCTGATCGAAGACGTTGCCGCCGAACGGAAACTGCAGTTCGTGGATTTCCTTGGTGCGCATGTCTCAGTTCTCCTTCTTGCTCGTGCGGTACTGGTGCCAGGCGATCAGCGAGAGGCCGATGAGGGAGACGGCCAGGGCGGCCGCCACAACCAAGCCCAGCGGGGCGAAGTTGAGACCCGCGTCGCCCAGCTGGCCGGCGCCGGTGTCAGTGGGCTCTGCGGTCGCCGTCGTGGTCGGTTTAGCGCTTGTTTCCGGTGTCTGGGTGGGCGTGGCATCTGGCTCGTTCTCTCGGAGCGTGACGCCGTAGCCGGGACCGACGTAGCCGACTTCGAAGAAGTGATCCGGCTCTACCTGCACGCTTTCGACGTGGTAGCCGTCCGGGACCTCGATCAGTACGGTAATGCCGTCGTACTCAAAGAAGGACTGGCCCATGCCGTTCCCGTTCACGGTGGCATCCCAGAAGCAGTTCGTGCTGTCCTCTGTGGGGCAGGGAGGGAGAAGTTCGACCATGTGGACCTCCTTAGTTCGTTCCGTGGAACCAGACAGTGAAGCCGGCGCCCAGGGCGTCGGCCAGTGCGCGTGCGGCGCTCAGGTCGCTATCGAAGCGGTTGCAGTCGTCGCACATCTCGACGCCGTAGTCCGTGTTGACCGGCGCGAAAATGCCAGGGAGGATTGTCCGGTCGCCGCAGCGATCCTCCCTCTCGACCAGTGCGCCCGACCGGATGAGTGCTGCCAGGTCAACATCGTTGCCCGCGGCGTCGCGAATCCATGGATCGGTCTCCGACTCGATGACGGCGGATTCCGAACCGTTCCACTGCGTCTCTGCGTACTCACCCACGGTCACACCTCCTTTTCGTAGAACGTGATGAACGGCCCGTCGTACTCTGCGATCAGGTCGATCAGGTTGTCGGGGTCTGCGGCGAACGCTCCGCGGAAGGCCCGCATGATCCGGCTGTCGGCGGCCAGAGCGTCGCACTCGGTGCGGACCGCCTCGATTGCCTGGGGGATCAGCTCGCTCTGATCCTGGGATGCGATGAGCACGGGCGGCTCCCCCAGGTCGGACGGCCACTCGATGACGGCGGCGTAGAGGATCATGCGTTCTCCTTCCATGCGCGCGCCACGTAGGCGGTGCTCTGGTAGTTGTGGTTCATCGTGAGGGCGACGTCCCGGCAACGCTCGATCGTGCCGGTGTCGATGATCGTGTCTCGCTCGCGGTTGTAGACCACGGCGAACTGTGTGGCGGGGATCGCATTCATCTTGTGCTCTCCAGGCCCTGTCGCTCTTCGATGTCTTCGCGGCTGTAGTCGACGCCCCAGAGTCGGCCACACTCGGTGCACTCTTCGCCGTCGTAGCGCGTCAAGCGCTCGCAGACGGGGCAATCGTCCATGTCGTCGCCGTGCTCATCGCAGATGCCGTCAGGGTTGTTCGTAGGCTTCCCGCACTCGCCCTCCCAGGCGGTCGGCCCATTCGGCTCGTTGGCGTAGCGCGGGGCGATGGTGCCGTAATGCGTCTGCCAGGTGCAGCGGTTCATGCTTCCCCCTCTCCGATTTCGGTGAGGAGGGCGCGGGCGGTGTTGTAGGCGTTGATCAGTTGCTCATCCTCGCCTTCCCACATCGCGATATCCTGCTCCATCGGGATCAGCGCGTCGCGGAGCGCTGCGGCAGCGCCCCGCACGTGATCAGCGTGGTTGGCGGCCAGCCTCACGGGACTGAGGGTTTCGCGTCGCCCCTGTGCCAACGCGGAAACTGGCAGGTTCGGCGCCGGGAATCCGCGAAGCGCGCGGGCGTACTCGGCGGCGGTTTCGGGGTAGGTCATGCGCTCCGCTCCTTCGCGATCTGTTCACGCGCCCAGGCCAGCGCTCGGGCGGTGGGAAACAGGATTTCGGGGTGGCTGTCGGCGTATGCGTCATACGCGGCGTCGAACTCCCCGCCCCACTCGTCCGGGTCAGCGTCCGGGACCAGGGCGCGAACGGCTGCGTAGCGCTCTTCCAGGTCACGGCTGTAGCCAGCCTCGAAGGTGTGCGCGATGCCCGAGCGGCGAGCAATCTCGCACACCGCCGCCCAGTCAGTGCGCCAGGTGTCTACGTCCGTCGTCGCCGCCTCCGCCCGCGCCACAAGCTCGGTAAGCGTCAGCTGCGCCAGGTGGGCGGAGCCTTCGGCGTGGTGGCCGTAGCGGTAGGCGATTGCATCGGCATGGCTGTTGTCGGGGTCGAAGGTGCTCATGCGGTCCTCATTTCGGTAAGAGCGGCGTCAACCGCCTGGCTGACTTTCGCCGTTGCGAGACTGTCGATGGTCGCGAGTTCCGCGCCGTAGGCGTGCAGGGTGTCGCGGCTGCGGGTCGTGCGGGCTCGGGCGTACTCGATGAGCAGGTTTGCGAGGGTGCGGGTTGACTCGTTCACGCTCAAACCTCCATCGGGCCCTTGTTGCGGTCAGTGATCGTGTAGCCCTCGTGGGCGACAGCGTGAGCCACGCTGAACGAGTGGTGGCGGTGGAACCAGGCGAGCACATCGGCAGTGCTCCCGGCGTAGGCGACCGAACGACCGCCACGGCGAATGTGCCAGCGCTCGGGGCTCATGTCGTAGTAGGCGCGCATTTCGGCAATGCGCTCCGCCTGGAAGGGCCAGATGGTCGTTTCGTCCAGCGGGGCGAGCTTTGAGTTCTGCGTGCCGATGTAGTGAGATAGGCCCGCGTGCGTCGCGATGTGCAGCGTTCCGCGCACGTTGTCGGCGTCGAGGATGACAGCGGGCACTTCGTCGAAGAACACGGCCTGGCCGCGTGCGTAGGTGGTCATGGTCAGCTCTCCTAAGCGTGTGGGGCGACCGATAACTATTTATCGGGGCCGATGTGTCGAGCGTAGCACTCTGAGGGGGTGAATGTGATTTACCTAGATAACGAGTTGGTCACGGTGTGGGGTGCGAAGGGGCGCGGGAGGGCTACCGCATTTCTCCCCAAATTCAGCGTTCTCCCAGGTTTCTGGGCTGGATTCGTATTGGATTCGGGGTCATGCAATGCGCATTAGATGGGGTCGGATGCAATGCAAAAACAGGGGGTTGCGAATTGCATGAGGTCAAATATGGGGTGATATGCGTTTTCGGGATCGGCGTGATTCTGCGGAAAACGGGGTTTCTGAGTACCTAGGTAATACCTATCTATATATACTCATATATCTATTTATCTAAGAATGTACTCTCTTAGAGTCTCGGCTCGGCGGCGGTCAGCCTGTACGTCGTCAGCAGCGCGTCCAACCGATGCTGATTGGCCTGCCGTCGGAGTGCTCGTGATTCGCTCTTGGTCGATGCTCTGAGCGCCTTCTGATCGGCGTCCCTGGCTAGGGCTCGATGTTCCTCGGGGGTCACTCGCGAACCTGCACACGGGTATAGCGATCGATCCCCCAGCGCCAGCCGATCCTGTCCATCAGGTACACCTTGCCGTTAGTGATGTGTGCCCCGTCGTCTTCGACTGTCGAGATCGTCCACCATGCTCCGCCGATGTAGACAGACATGCCGGCTTCGATTTCGTAGGCCAGAACTTCGCGTGTAGTCATTGCCTGCTCCTTTCGTTGTGTCCGAGTCGCGGGCATCACTCGATCTCAAGGTTGGCGTACAGCCGATCCAACAGCGGCTCGGGGTTTCCGGCTTCGCTGGCCTTGTACGCGATCCTGCGCGCCTTGTCGTAGGCGTAGGTGGCCAGGTCGTCAAGGCCGTCGAGAACGGCGCGTGCGGCGAGCCTGAGCGATTCGGCGTAGTCGTCGGCCAGGTCGCGGGCGGCGTCGGTGCGGATGCCGGTTGCGTCGGCAAAGGTGAGTGAGTTGGTGGACATGGCGGTTCCTTTCGTGGCTGACGCGCTGTGTGCGCGCCTAACGTGGCTTGGTGCGGGTGTGCGGACGTTACGGATGGATTTAGGCGCTTAAATCGGCGGCTAGGCGTGCTCGGTTGTGATGTGTTCGCGCATGCCGCTGAGAGCGTGATCCTTGCAGCAGGCGAACGTGCGCGCCGGGCAGAGCGGGCACCGCGCGTAGCACGTCCATTCGGGGTCGAGGGTTTCCACGATGATGTTCATTCTGAGCTTTCCCTTCAGTGTCCGCGCCGGTAGCGCGCTTTGCGGGTGCGCCGCTGTACACGCGGCACGATGACGTAGAGGGCGAGGGGGACGGCGCCGGCGACGAAGAGCACGTACGCGGCGAACAGGAGCAGGATCGGCAGGGAGTACATCACAGCCCCTTGCGCGCGTGACCGGCGCGGGTGACGGCGTGTGCTCCGTACTTGACGGCGCGTGCGGTGCGGATGGATGACGTGCGGGCGCGGTTGGAATCGGTGCGCTTGCTGTCAGTGTGCTTGGCCATGATGCGGTTCCTTTCGTGAGTGTGGAGAGTTAGATCAGTGGCGAACGATCAAGTGCCCCGCGCCCTGAGAGAGCAGAGTGAGTGAGTAGCGCATGCGGGCGTAGTCGTCAGCGGTGACCGTGCATGCGTCGGCGTCATAACGCTCATCACCGAGCGCGGCGCGCATGACGTGCTCTACCTCCCACGCCCTCGCGCGGGTGCGCAGATCAGCGCGGATGATGTGGTCAGGGGCGGGGAGAGTGAGAGTGCTCATGATGTGCTCCTAGGACGTTGGTTGGGTAGTGCGAACTACAGCCCCGCGTACCGGCTACCGTGGCCGCGCCATGCGGCGACCGATACGCGAGACAATGGCGCGCGGTAAATAGATATCAGCTACCTGCGACAGTGCCGAACTCAGGCGACCTGAGCAGAACGTCAAGGGCGGTGAGCTCAGCGATCCACGCGTCGAAAGCACGATCGCGCAGGGGGTCAGTGATGCCGCGCCACGCCTGCCCCTGCCAGCGGGCGAGGGCCTTGCGTACGCGCTTGCGCTGAGCCTGCACCACCGACTCACGGGGAGAGATGCGGGCGACAGGTGTAGGCCTACGGCGGGCATGCGCTCGCACCACAACGGGTCGAGCGGTGGAGGTGGCCGCGAGGTTGGCCACAACGGGGGAAGAGGGTACAGTGATGGACATCGTTCGATCCTTTGCTATCGAATGGTCACGCCCCCGGCCTGCTGCCAACAGGTGCGGGGGTCTTGCATTGGGTCAACCATATGCCCACGTAACATCGAACATGCAAGCGAAACATCATAGCGTTATCAACCCGTTACCAAACGGGTTGCGAGACGCGGTAGGGGCGGGCTAAGGCCAGCCGAAAAGCCCCGATCAACGCATTAAAACAGGGGGAAAGTGCTCGATTTTTGCACCCCAGAGCCGGTATCGATTGGGCCGGGCTGCCCTCGTACAAAATTTCTAATCAGGGTCACCAAAAGGGGTGGGCAATAGCCCCACTTCAGGTTCGCTAGGGCGTCAGCCGGCCAGAAGCCTCAGCATCACGACAAACAGGTGCGTCATCCGCCTGCACGCACGCCAGGGACAAGAGGGACTCCGCATCAGAAACGGTGTATGAAGTCAAGGATCCTGCACCAGGGTGCTCCTGAAGCGCGCTGACCCATTCATCAGTTGATGAGCACGCACTCAAGGTCGCAATGAGCTCAGCGTTGTTGTCCAGTCCTTGAACATCTTCGGCCGCTTCCATCGCATTAAGGCATTGTTGCGATGTCGAACCTCCGTCCGTCGCAGTGCACCCGCTTGCCACAAAGACAACAGCCGACGCAAGGAAGACCCCAACACAGCCACGAAGCGCGATCTTCAAGCGCAGCCCCACTGCCCTACCTGCCTGAGCGGTCATGTCACTGCGCCGACTGGTGGGGAAGGAAGGTATCTCAAGCATGAGCCAACCCTAGCGGGAGCCTCCCGCATCCATCGCCAAAGAAACTTCCCCAAACGCGACCCCCGCACCCGAATGTGCAATAAAGTTCTATCCGTGGGCAGCAGCCCACACCGTCACCACCGCGAAACCCACCCCCTCGAGAGGAGCATTATGACTACCCGCAGGACCAAGACGATCACCGCCCTCGCAGCTCTCGCCATCGCCGGCGCCGTGCTGACTGGGTGTGGCATCCAGTACGACGGCGACACCACGAACTGCACCGTCACCGACAAGTATGTCCGTGTGTCCGACAAGGGCTCCTACAAGATGATCGCCTCGTCCTGCGGCACTTTCACCGTCGAAGACGAGCTGAGTCAGGGCAACTGGAACTCCGCTGACGTGTACGCCGGCATCGAGATCGGCAAGACGTACGACTTCGAGACCTACGGCTTCCGCAACGGATTCCTGTCGTCCTTCCCCAACATCAACTCGGCCACGGAGGTGCAGAAGTGAGTCGCGCCGGGGATGGCTGGCTGATCGCCGGGATCGCTCTCCTCATTACCTTCGGTATCGCCTGGTCAGTGGCGATGGTCTGGTGGCTCGTCTGGAGCATCCTTGATCTCGCCAACGGCAATCCGGCATCGATGTGGAACGTTCTGGGGATCATCATCCCTGCAATCTCGATCCTCGGGGGCGTCTTTAGGGGCGCATCGCGATGACTGTCACTGTCAAGCGCTGCGACATTGATCTCTATGAGGATCAGTTTCCTATCAACTACGGCTTTGCCGTCAATACAACGTGGACCGCGAGTCTAGATAGCTCGTTATCGACCGGAGAAGATGTGCAGATGTCCCGCTACGGCAGTACTGCCGCGGAAGCTCTTGCCACCCTCGAGGCTGCAATCGCAGAACAAGGATGGGAGATCCGGTGAGCGCCGACCTTCGGAACATGATCAGGAGTTGGGCGAGCCTCCGCGTAAGTGACTCCGCGCGATTCGCCCCGACTCCCCTGCAGTGCATGCACGCGATGGCAGAGCTCCAGCGGCAGATCGACGAGATCACTGGCTATCAGTCGCCGCAGCCCCGCAAGAAGACGATCGCGGAGCAGAAGGCTGAGGTGGCATCACTCCGGCGCATGATCGACGATCTGAAGGAGGCGCAATGACCGCCTCCCCCATGCACTGGACGAAGCCCAACGGCGACCCGGTGACGTACACCGATGGGCAGAACACCCCTGTCCCGCGCCGCACATACCGCTGCCCGGCGACAGCCGCTGAGCAGAGCCCGAACAACGTCAACCTGCAGCGCAAGCACACCTGCAAGATCACGGTCGACCACGACGGCGATCTCCTATGCCTGTGTGGCCAGAAGTGGGGAAGGAAGGAAGCATGACCGACGAGCAGATCACAATCACCATCCCGGTCAAGAAGGCGCAGCAGGATCACATCGAGGGCCTTCAGGCCACACTCACCAAGCGCAACGAGCAGATCGAACGGCTGCTCAAGCGCGTCGAGGAGGCAGAGGGCGGCGAGCCGAACCAGGCAGCAATCGGCGCCGCATACAAGCGGGGCTGGCAGGCGGCCGCGGAGGCTCTGATGACGACAGCCCAGGACGCAGCCCGGGCCCTCGGAAAGGTCCGCAAGGACGCCTGGGAAATCTATCTACAGGCCGAGTGCCGCGAATTCAGGGAGGGGCCATGAAGACGCTCCTCGCCTTCGCTGCCGGCTTCCTGACCGGCCTCGCGATCTACCAGGGTCCGAAGCTCATCGCGCCGCTCTTCCAGGATGAGCCACGAACACCGGAAGGTCACTCGCCCCGGACCCGCTACTGGAACGGTGGCGTCGAGATTCTCGACTGGCCGCCGGCACCTGAAACTGACCCCAACGTACATGTGAGGATCCCGTGACTGCAGTACTTCTCTTTGCCGGCATTGCTGTCGCGCTCGTCGCAGTCGGCCACTGCATCCTTGGGATGACCTTCCGCCTACCATTCACCGGGTGGCAGCGCATCACCTACTGGGCGCTCGTGGCGATCGCCACGTTCTTCTTCGTATCCGCCTGGCTTTCCCACCAGGTGGGCTTGGCGGGAGTCGTCGCATGAATGTGGACTCCCTGAAGACCCAGATCCAGGAGATCGCAGAGCAGACCGGCATGACCGCCGATCAGATCGAACAGTTCCTCCGAACGATGCAGGGGTTCGAGGAAGACCGCCTCGACCGCTCCGGCCCCATCACCTACACAAACCGCGCCGCCCGCCGGGCCCGCGCGAAAGCAGAAAGGACCGACTGATGGAGACCCGTCAGCGCATAATGGAGGCTTTCACCGTAGTTGGCGAATGCTGGGTCTGGAACCGGGGGCGCGACCGCGATGGCTACGGTCGACTCTGGGCTAATGGCAAGGCAGCTCAACTTGCCCACCGGGTGAGCTTTGAGGTGTTCAAGGGTGAAATTCCATATGGGCTCGAGCTGGATCACACCTGCCAAAACCGCGCATGCGTGAACCCGGACCATCTCGAGCCGGTGACGCATGCGATCAACATGAAGCGCCAGTCACCGCGAACCGCTAAGACTCACTGTAAGAACGGGCATGAGCGGAACGCAAGAAACACGCGCGAAACTGTTCGCCCAAACGGCAGGGTGCACCGCGCCTGCCGAATCTGCGAGGCTTCAGCAAGTCGCCGATACAAATCCCAGTCCAAAAGCAAGGAGTCCGCATGACCTTCTCCATGACAGACGACGAGTGGAACACCTTCGCCCTGGGCCTCGAACGAACGCTCTCCGAGCACGCCCAGAAGATCGCCGCCATCGAAGCGTGGGTGTGCCGGCGCCCCGGTGACGCCATCCCCCAGCCCTTCATCGACCAGATCGCGGCCGACGCGATCGCGAGCGTCACGCCACCGGAGCCGGAGGTCCCGGCCGAGCCCGAGGTCCCCGTCGACGAGGAGACGCCATGACCCGCTCCTTCCAGCCTGGCGATCACGTCTACATCGGCACCCCCTCACCCACCAAGGTGCACTGGGAAGTCCTGCAGGAGCTCTACGGCGGAGCCCTGGTTCAGTTGCGGTCGCCCATGTCAGGACGACTGCGGTTCGAACTTCCTGATCGACTCGTCATCCACTCCGAAGGAGCTTCCGCATGATGCGCACACCGCGACACCTGGACACCCACGCGGAGGAGCTGCTGCAGGTGTGGCGCTCCGGTTGGGGTCTCGCCATCAGGCGCACCCCGATCGGCGTCTTCTTCCGTCTTGAGTCCGGGCTCTTCTTCCGGGGCGGCCGGGTTACCGGATGGTGGTGGAGGCCCACAACGGCCCTGGCCGCCCGGCACGTCGCCAAAGAAGCGGTCACCAACCCCCGGCCCGGATCCCCCGCGGCCACGACAAGCACGTACAACGACCAGGAGTGGGACGACTGATGGCACACCTCGACACGCAGAAGAACTACGGCGATCGCTCGGGCGGCGTGTCTGACCCGCGCCTCGTGCGTCAGGTCGACGCCATGCACCCTGCGCCCACAACGGAACACGAGATCAACGTCGTGGAGAAGATCATCGGGATGTTCGCACGAGACTCGCGTGACCTCGCAGAGCTCCGGGCCATGATCCTCCCGGACACTTACGCCGGCAAGTACGCCCTGGACATGAAGGAGGCGGCGTGATGGATAGGACTCCCTTCGCTCTCGCCCTGGACACGGAGACGACTCACCCAGACCCGCTCGAGGCGCGCCTGGTGACCGCGTATTTCGCCGTGGTCGACGACAACGGCGACCCGATCATCGAGCAGGAGTTCCTCGTGAATCCCGGCGTCGAGATCCCCGCCGAGGCGATCGCGGTACATGGCGTGACCAACGAGCGTGCACAGCAGTTCGGCGCCTCGCCGGCCGCTGTTCTCGGTGACATCTATGCGATCCTCGTGGACACCGCAAGCCTCCCGCTCCTCGCCTATAACGCAGCATACGATCTCACCCTCCTTCTGGAGGAGGCGCGCCGGCACGCCAGCGCGGAGGCTGCGAAGGCGTTCGAAGAGGCTCTCCGAGCGCGTTCGGTCATCGATCCACACGTCATCGACAAGGCTGTGGATAAGTACCGGAAGGGCTCACGCAAGCTCATACACACGGCAGAGCACTACGGGATCGCCCTGAGCGAGGAAGACGCGCATGGTGCCTCCGCAGATGCGCTGGCTGCCGCGAAGGTTGCAGTGGCGATCTTCCGCAAGTTCCCGCAGTACGCGCCGCCGAAGCTGAGCTGGCAGCTTCTTCACGAGTGGCAGATCGACCGCAAGGCAGAGCAGGCCGCGGGCCTGCAGTCCTACTTTCGCCGCACGGATCCCACGGCGGTCGTCAGCGGCCAGTGGCCCATCCAGGAGAGGGAGGCGGCATGAACATCCCAGTGACGCGATACGCGGTCGCCGCGGTCCTCGAAGCGCACAAGGACGAGATCGGCAGCCACTACCAGGGCTGCTGGAAGAACCACGTGGCCTGCCTCGCAGTACTGATCCATGAAGAACTGGAGGAGACGGAATGAACGAACTCAAGAAGGGTGACCAGGTGTCCACGCCAGACGGAACGCGCGCGACGTTCGTGCGGTACCTCGGCCTTGCCAACAAGGGCTCCTCGGTGATCCAGGTGGGCCTGGATACCCGCGTGGTCGCGTCCGTCTCGCTGAAGAAGGTGGATTGATGGCGCACGACAGCGTGAATCACCCCCGCCACTACACCGCTGATCCAAGCGGGGTCGAGTGCATCCAGATCACCCGCCATCGTTCGTTCTCGATCGGCAACGCGATCAAGTACCTGTGGCGGGCTGGCCTTAAGCAGGACGACGGACGCGACTCGCTCGAGAAGCAGATCGAGGACCTTCAGAAGGCGATCTGGTACATCAACGCCGAGATCGAGCTTCTCCGAGAAGTCAACTAAACATTTACTGAGGAGACTCAATGCAGACCATCAAGGCAACAGGAACATACACGGCGGGTGAGACACCGACCCTCACCGTTTCGAGCGGACGCGGGAACACCGACGCTCCGGAGATTCATCTCATCCTGCGCGACGACTCCGAGTCCGACACGAGCAGGTCGCTCATGGCGTGGTTCGACCGTGACGAGCTCCTGCAAGCGATTCACGATGCTGACAACACTGTCCGCCACGCGATCGAGGTGGGTGAGCCGGCGTGACCACTCTGACCATCCACACCAAAAGCCTCGCGCCGTGCGGGCAGTGCGACATGACCGTCAAGACCGCCATCCGCGAGGGCCTCGTCGTGGACGAAAGGCCTGGCATCGACACCGAGGAGCGCTTGGCTGAGCTCCTGGAGTTCAAATCACACGGCCTCTCCTCTGCCCCCATCGTTGAGGCCCGCAACTCGGACGGAAGCGTGATCGAGCGCTGGGCCGGATTTAGGCCCGACAAGATCAAGGAGTATGCAGCATGACTGACCACATCGCCGTGATCGAGCCGGACTCCCGCGGGCGGGTGAACCTGCGGAAGTTCATGGGGAATGACCCCGGTGCCCGCTATCGTGTCTACGTCGACCGTGAAGCCGGGCGGGTGGTACTCGAGCGCATCGAGGGCTAGGCCCTCCCCCGCCTCGAAAGGCGCCCGACCCCACCTTCAGGGGAAGGGCGTCCTTTCTGCGCTTCCCGTTGCGAGCAACCTCTTCATCTGGTGAGAGAAGATGCCCAGATCGAACTCGTAACTGACGCTGCGATCCCACATGAAGATGCTTCCCTCCCTGATCAGGAACTCCACCTCGCGGGCCCCTCCGAGGTCCTTGATCTTCGCGTTTTCTTCCAATATCTCTTACCCCTCGCTAGTATCGATGTGTTCAGTACATCATCTGCCACAGACATTAGTACAGATGTTCGAACGACACCACGTCGAAACGAAACCCAAGGGAGAGACCGTGACCTCGGTCAAGCAGAAGGCTGCGGCTTCCGTCGCAGCCTCGTACAGCACGGACAAGACGCTGTTCGCAACGCGCTACAAGCAGGGTGGTCGTACCGTTTTCGGGGTTGCGATGACCCCTGCTCAGATCGCAGCCACCATCAAGAAGCCTGATCCCGAGCGTGCCACGGAGGGGAACCGTCGAATCCGCCCGAAGCACGCAGCAGACTTCGGCAACTACGCCATCGAGCACGAAGAGTGGGTATCGCCGGGAATCATCCTCCGTGCCCCGAGCATCTTCTCCTTCAATGCCGACGTCGACGTCTCTGACGTTCAGTTCGGTGTCCTCAGCTACCCTGAGCGCAGCCAAGGGGATATTCAGATCCTGGATGGGCAGCACCGCATCCTCGGCTTCCATATTGCGCTCGAGGAAATCGACGACCGGCTGGAGAAGGCTCGAAGCACTCTCGCAACCGCCCGGCGTGTCCAGGAGGGCGAGCGGGATGCTCGGAAGGAGATCGAGCGCCTCGAGCGCATTCGAGACCGACTGTACTCTGAGCGAGTCTCGGTCGAGATCCAGGTGGTCGATGACATCAAGGTGTTCAAGCAGATGTTCTTCGACATCGCGGACAACGCCCTCGGCATCACCGCGTCCGTCAAGGCGATGTTCGACACTCGCAAGGTTGCCAACCGGGCGCTCGCGATCGTGATCGACATCCCGCTGCTGCAAGGTCTTGTGGAGTTCCAGACTCTTCGGCCGGCACCGAAGGCGAAGGAGTGGCTGAGCTCTGGCCAGCTGGTGGACATCGTCCGCATCACCAACCGCGGCCTGGAGGGTCGGTTCAACCGCCGGGTTGAGCGAGAGGCTGTGGACTCCACGGTCGCCCAGCACACGATCGACTTCTTCAACATGCTGGAGGACTCGTTCCCTGTGATCGCGGCACTCGGACAGGGCCGGCTGACATCTCCGCAGCTGCGCGCGCAGTCCATGCTCGGGTACCCGCCATTCCTTCGAGTCGTTGCCGGTGTCTTCTACGAGCTCGCCGTCGAGCGGAAGTGGCCGAAGGCGGACGTCAATGCGTTCTTCGCCCAGCTCGCACCTCACACGGATGCGCCGGCACATGCGAACTCGATCTGGAAGACCCAGATGCCCGACGAGTCGTTCGAGGTAGACCGCTTTAGTCCGAGCTCCCGTCGACAGGACGCGAAGGGCACCATGATCACCATGCTGGGCTGGGCTCTGGATAAGCCGGACTTCCTTCGCGAGAAGCCGGCTGCGCCTCCTGAGAACGTTGGCCCGAACGAAGACGAAGACATCGATTTCGCCCTCGGCCACGACACCACTCGCCTTGCCGCGATGGAAGCGGCCGAGACTGAGAAGATCGCCGCTGAAGGTCGGTCGCGCGCGAAGGCACGCTCTACCGCCTCCAAGAGCCGGTAGCCTTCGCCCCAAGCCCGCCCGCTTGCCCGCTGATCCAGCGGCATCGGGCGGGTTTTTGCATGCCGCCCTTAGACTCCGCCGGCATGGCAGCAGGAGAGGTATCAAAGTTCGGCCGCGAGCTGAGTATCGATGACCAGCTCATCATGGGCGCCGCACGCGGTCTCTCCCCTGAAGACATCTCTCGCGAGCTCGGCGGGGTGATGACTGCGGCTCGTGTGATGGTACGCACGAGGGAGCTGCTACGTGCTGGCGACTGGCTGGAGGACAAGGAGCAAGAGCAGGCGCTCCTGACAACGCTTCGCAACCGCGTCTACGAGCTGCAGAAGCGAGATGACCTCGACTCCATCAAGGTGCAGGCGTCGATCATCAAGGACCTTCTCGCGCAGCTCGACAAACGCCAGAAGGCGAACGAAACAGATCTCAACACCTACAACGCCAACGTCGGGCGACAGCTCGGGCACGTCGTCGATCTGGTTCTCACCTATGTTCGAGCCAGCTTTCGGGATCAGATCGAGCCGGTCCGCTGGGCAGAGGTGATTCAGGAGGCCATGGTGATGGCCGCTAATGAGATCGAGAAGAAGCAGGTCGAGGCGGCCTGATGCTCGCTCCATCGGTGTTTGACGCGGCGCTGGAAGAGATCGCGGAGCGCTCCAAGAAGACGATATATCAGCATGACTTCGCCGCCTGGCTCTCCGACGTTCTGGGCGAGCGCATGTACCAGAAGATGGCCGAGATCAGCGATGACGTGCTGTTCGGCAAGAAGTCTCGCACTCTCGTGAAGTCAGCGAATGGTACCGGCAAGACGCACTCCGCCGCCCGCTGGGCGCTTTGGTGGATAACCGCATTCCCGAAGGAGGAGTCGCTGGCAATCATCACGGCGCCTACCCTGACTCAGGTCCGCATGGGCGTGTGGGCGTACCTCAAGGAAACGTACGGCTACGTGCAGATGAAGGCTGAATCGCAGGGCAAGGAGATGCCCTGGCCGGGCTGGATCTCCGAACAGGACGAGTGGAGGTACACGACTCCTGGTGGAAACCGAACGCTCGCCATTGCCCGCGTCCCCGGCGCCCACAACGCAGTCTCATCCTTCCAGGGTCTCCGCAAGACCGGCGGTCGGAACCTCATCCTCCTTGATGAGGCAGGCGGTGTTACACGCGACATCTACCGTGCAATCGACAAGCTCATGACATCTGGGGACTCCCGGATGGGCGGCATCGGAAACCCCGATGACCGCGGTACGCCGTTCCATGACCGGTACATCGACGAACGGTTGATGCGCGAGTACCAGCTGCACACGATCACCGCCTACGACACCCCCAACCTCACCGGCGAAGTGGTTTACCCGAATGACCCCGAGAAGGAGAGGCTGCTGAGATCCGGCCTTGTCTCGGCGAAGTGGGTCTACGACATGGAGAGGATGCTGAAGACCGGCGGCGAGATCATCTTTGATGAGGCGTCTGGCTTCGAGCGCAATCTCACAGGTGTCCCAGATGGCGCCTTCAAGTCGATGGTCCTGGGACAGTTCCCGGACGAAGATGATCGCACGCTGTACTCGGCGACGATGATCCAGAACGCTCGAGAACTGGAGATCCCGGACGAAGAGATCGCAGATGCTCCCATCATCCTCGGCGTCGACCTCGCAACGACTGGTAGCGACGAGTCGGTCGTGATGGTCAACCGCGGTGGCAAGGTCCGCGTCTTCGACGGCAAGGTGAAATACAACGACGGCGGGGAGACCCGGGAGACGACAGGAACCTGGGCTAAAGAGGACGAGCTCACGGCAGCGCGCAGGGTTCATGCGATCGCTCGGTATCTGGGCGCTTCTGAAGTGCGCGTCGACGCCGCTGGCCTTGGCGCAGGCATCGCCACGAATCTAGAGCGCCTCCCTGAACTTCAGGAGGGCAAGACATACATGGTCATCCGCATCTCTGGCGGTAACCGGTCGGCGGACCCGGATCGCTGGGCGAACGTTCGAGCCCAGAACCACGACTACCTGCGAGAACTCCTTCTCGAGAAGAAGCTGGATATCGACTACAACGACGTGCCGCTTCGCGATCAGCTCCGCGTGACGACCTACGACACCAACAAGCGCGGCGCAATCCAGATCACTCCCAAGAAGGAAATGCGGACGGAGATGCACGGCTCCCCCGACCGCATGGATGCGCTGATCTACGCCATCGTTGACACCTCGCCCCTGACGCAGGGCCCCCTGGCCGGAATCGAGCGGGGCGCCCGCATCGAAGTGGACCCGTGGGAAGAGGGGATGCACGAGGATGTGTTCGGATCCGTGGAGATGCCCTGGTAATCCCTGGCCAATAGCGGGGTATTGAACCTTAGACTCCGCCGGCATGGGCAAGAGCAAGCGAACGCGGACCTACTCCGATCCGATCCAGGCAGCGACTCACGACGTGCTCGAGCGGCTTGCAGAGGACCCTGTGGCCCGCGAATCGTTCGCAGCCATGCAGAGGCTGATCGACACAGAAGACACGCACTGGTCAAGCATCTTCGGCGCGCCCGACGACCATGACGGTCTTTCACTCGAAGAGATCAAGAAGGCGAGCGAGTCGATCCGAGAGGGGATCGTGAAGTCCCCCACCATCGACCGCGGTGCACAACTGCGTCACTCCTACGTCTGGTCCAAGGGCATCAATCTCCCCAAGATCGACCAAGGCTCCGCTACCCGCCCCGGAGCAAAGACCAAGGTCGAGAAGATCCTCAAGAACCCGATCACTCGTCGGTACTTCCTTGATGGAACGGCCCACGAGGAGCTCGAGCGAGCCCTCTACTCTGACGGGAATCTCTTCGCCCTTGCGGACAGCAAGAAGCAGGAAGCCCGAATCATCCCCCTGTCCGAGATCACCGCGTTCATCACGAATCCGGACTTTGCGAGTGAGATCTGGGCCTGGAAGCGAGAGTGGAAGCACGACGACGGATCGGCTGCAGCAACCTCGGAAGCTGCGTGGTACTACACCGACGACTGCCCTCTGACCATTGCGCAGCGTGCGACCAAAATCAAGGACGTCCCTGTCGACAAGTCCAAGACGATCGTCGTCCACTCCGTCAATCGCCAGGTGGGCTGGCCCCTTGGAATCCCCGATGCCATCGCCGCGATCGCGTGGGCCAAGCTCTACAGCGAGTTCCTGAAGCACGGCTACGTTATGAGCCGCGCCCTGGCGTCCATCGCATTCCGTGCCACGGTCGCCTCGAAGTCAGCTGGCGAGAACGCCTCCATGAAGCTTGCGAACACTCAGGGCGCGGGCAACACGGCAGTGATGGGTGCCGCAAACTCCCTGACGGCGCTTCCTACGGCCGGTCGAGGCTACGACTTCGACAGCGGGCGACCGATCGCCGCCATGGTCGCCACCGCCGTGCAGGTCTCCATCGTTCACCTCCTCTCCGACCCCGGCGCCGCTGGATCGTCCTACGGGAGCGCCTCGAACCTCGACCTTCCTACGAAGCGTGCCATTCTCGCGCGTCAGCAGTCATGGGCAGACTTCCTGAACCGCCTCTTCGCCGCACTCGGATACCAGGACGCGCGGGTCACATTCCCCTCCCTCGAGGAGCCCGACTTCTTCCGCGAGGTTCAGTCGATCATCGCTGGCTGGGCCACCGGCCTCCTTCATGAAGACGAGGTCCGCACGAAGCTCATCGCGCTCCTCTCCATCGAGACAGAGAAGGATGCTGCTCCCGCAGGCGTCATGCTGCCCAACAACGAGAAGTCCTGGGCACGCAACGATGTTGATCCGAAGGAGGATCCGGACAAGCCCGCCGCACCCGGTAGCGACCAGGGCACCGGGCAGGGCCATTCGACCGGTGCTGGTAAGGGACCAAACGCAAACGATCTCAGGAGCGATGGCATCGGAGAGGCTGCTCGCATGTTCGAGCAGATCGAGATCCGCGATCTCATCGGGAAGGTTATGGAGCGCCTCGATCAGATTGATCCGAAGTCCTCTGGCCGATAAGCGAATTCATCCCCTTAGACTCCGCGCACATGGCCCAGGAGAGCACTGAGAACACCCTGAGACTGCGTGAGCAGTCTGGTTATCGTCAGGGTGCTCGCGCGGTGGTTCCCGAGGGCAAAGGCCAGAAGATCAAGGTCCGCCTCATGGGCTGGGAGCCCGGCGCCACCGTTGTCGAGGGGTCGAGCGCGGACTACCCCGTAGATCGGATCATCCGCGACTTCCCCGAAGCCTTTCCGGTAGGAACTCGCATGCGCGCCAATCACGACAGCATGTGCGAAGCCGGCGGCGACGTCCGGCGCATCATGGCGAAGACGACAAGCGCCCCATGGGTCGAATCGGACGGCATGTACGCCGACGCGATCGTTCGGGAAGGCGAGCCCGCAGAGTTCATCCGTCAGTTCGCAGACGTCATTGGAACGTCGATCTCTGCGGGTGCTGAGATCGAGCAGACTCCCCTTCTCGATGAGGACGGTAAGCCGGTCTACAACGAAGACGGCGACGTTGTCATGGTTCCCAAGCGAAGCGAGCGGGGGTCGGTCATCGTGAATCGCTTCCTGTCGATGAGCGAATCGCCCTACAACTCTGTCGATTTCGTTGAGGTCCCTGGCGCTGATGGCGCGATTGTTCAGCTTGCTCTCGAGAGCGCGAAGCGGATCGTCGACCACACCATGCTCCGTGAAGCCTCGGGCTTTGCGATCGGACTCGCTGGAGTCCGCGAGAAGACTTCCACGGCCGCCGGCCGCGGAGAAAAACCTGCCGTCGAAGCCTCGGCGGAGGAGGAAGAAGGAGAACACATGGATGAGGTTCTGAAGGCCATCGAGGCCCTCAATGCCAAGTTCGATGCCTTCGTGAACGAGTCCCAGACCGCCAAGGGTGCGGCGGCTCAGGCCCAGGTTGACGCCGAGGCTCTTGAGTCCGCGCGTGCTGAGGGCGCAAAGGCTGCAGTCGAGGGCATCAAGGCCATCGACGAGGCCGAGCTCCTGGAGCCGATTGCTGAGGGCCTCAAGGCCCAGGCAGGCGAAGGCAAGGACGTCACGAGCGCAATCGAAGCCGCCAAGGCGGACAGCGAGAAGCTCCTGGAGGCTGCGAAGGCTCGCCTCGAGGAGAAGACCGACGAGCGCCCCGTCTACGGGCGCATCCACGAGAGCGGTAGCACCAAGTCCGCCGCCGAAGCCCTTCCGAAGGGGTGGTGAGACATGGCTGAGAACATGTTCAAGAAGTACACCGAGTCTCTCACTCGAGAGATCGAGGTGGGCGCCAACGTCCCTGGCGGCTCTGCTGTCCTGGACGGCGCTCGCCCCGCGGTGACCATCGCGGCGTCTGGCGGCTCCGCCATCACGCAGACGACCAATCTGCCCAGCAACCTCACCTCCATCTCGTACACGGATGGCGGCGTCGGATACCGGACCAACTGCGCAGTCGTTGCCTACGACGGTTCGTGGCTGTTCCCCGTCACCGGCGTGACCAACGGCGAGACCGTCCCCGACTCCGCGGCCGGCACCGACCAGGGCACGTCTGTCTACGCCGTTGTCGCGGGCGGCAAGGTCACCTCCCTGACCCTCACCGCAACCGGCAACACCTACTTCGGCAAGATCGACGACGGCAACATCGTCGGTGGCGTCGCACCCGTTCTGATTGGAGTCCCGGCATGACCCGCCTCGACCTGACCTGCGAGAACCGCCTCGAGGTCAACCCGCACGTCTCTGAGCGCAAGTATCTTGCGATGGCAGAGATGGTGGCCGGTACCCAGATGGGTGGCTTCGCTGCCGAGCGGGCCACCACGGACCTTCGCGAGTCCCTCGCAACGACCGATGGTGTCTTCTCCTTCACGCACCTCCTGAACGTCCGGAACCTGCCGGAGTTTGACAAGGCGGAGCGCCAGTGGACGAAGATCGCCTCGGTGGAGACGGTCGACGACTTCGAGCCCACCACCTTCGAGTCCTTCCGCATCGACCTGGGCGACAAGCTCAAGTACGGCAAGGGCAACAAGGGCAAGGCAGGCGTTGCTCCCCGCGTGGCCGAGGGCGACACCTACCAGTACACGACCGGCTACTCGCAGGAGAACGTCAAGGTCGCGATCGAGAAGCGCGGTTTCAAGTACGGCGTCACCCTCGAGCGCATCCTTTCCCGCCTGCGCCCGGTCATCCGCCAGCTGCCCGACGACATGCTGCAGATCGGTCTCGACACGGACGAGTTCCTTGTCTTCCAGGCCCTGCAGGATGGCCTCGGCACCAACCGTCAGCTGGCGGCTGGCACGGCTCCGGTGTCGGGTGTCGCGGTCCCCGCGAACGCTGCCTTCTCGATCGACGCCCTGCGCCTGGCTCTCACGCAGATCACGCAGCGCGTACTCAACGGCCGCAAGGTAACCCTGGCGTCCAGCTACTACATCGTGGTGGCAACGGGTATGGGTGAGATCGTGGAGGCGGAACTCGACAAGGCGAAGCTGCTGCGGCAGATCGTCACGCCGACCGGCGGCTCGGACTTCTACTACGGCGCTCCCTCCCTGGGCAACCTGGGTCGAATCGCCGGCGTGATCGAGTCTGAGTGGATCAACGACCCTGACGCCTGGTACGTCACCCCGGCTGCGGGCGCATCGCGCCGACCGGGCCTGGTCAAGCTGCAGCTCGCCGGCCGCACCGCCCCCGAGGTTCTGGTGAACAACTTCACCGGCACCCTCCTTCGCGGCGGCAACGGGTCGAGCCCGTTCGACCTGGCGCACTTCGACAACGACACCGTCGACCTGAAGCACCGCCAGTTCACGAACTCGGCGATGATCACGAGCGATCAGGCCATCTGGTCGAACGGATCGGGCGCCTAAGTCCCAAAGGTCAGCCTTATCCGACTAGGCGGCGACAGCCCTCCCAATCCTCTCTGGGAGGGCTGTTTGCTGCGCTCCGACCTTAGACTGCGCGATCGATAAATACTTAGCCGAGGAGGAGACGTGCCAAATCCGGGCATCGCGCCGCTGGATCCGACAACTGATGTTGGACGCTTGAGGGCCCTTCTCGCCGACACGAGCTACGTTCCGCTTGTGCCACCCGTATCGGGCCAAGGAGACTACGCAGTCTTCTCCGATGCTGACCTTATTGCATATTTGTCTCTAGGCGCCGGCGACATCCTCCGTTCGGCTGCCATCGCCACGCGCCGCCTTGCGCTCGAGTACAGCGCCACCGGGAAGTCGATCAAGACTGATGATCTTGCGGTAGACCTGCGATCACGCGGCAAGGACCTCCTGGAGGTGGCGAAGTCCTTCGATAAGGCAGCCGACGATGTCGCCACCGGTGACGCCAATGACTACTTCAACATCGTGCCAACGGGACTGCAGCCCGATATCTTCGTACACGCCGAGGGCTCCCAGTGGCCTACGTTTGGCGCCGAACCCGGCCCCGTAAGCACTGGGCTTGACGGAGGGACCCCGTAATGCCTCGCGGAGACCTGATCCAGTACCGCCGTGGAACCACGGAGCAGTGGACGGCCGCCAACCCCGTCCTGGCCTCAGGCGAGGTCGGCTACGACACGGAGAAGAACGATCTTCGCATCGGCGATGGCGTCACTGCCTGGAACTCGCTGCGGTCGACCGCTGTCGCTCCCGGTGAGGCCAATGGCACCGCGACGCTCGATGGTGCGGCGAAGCTCCCCGAAACCCAGGTCCCTGACCGGCTCAGCGCGGCCGAACTCACGGCGAGCTTCGTCAGCGCGCAGGTCGGTGCTGACGGGTCGATCATCCTTTCCCAGAACGGAGTCCCCCTGTGAGTAACTCATTGCTCGACACCAGTACCGCCCTGTCGGGTGCGGCGCTCGCGTTCGAAGGTCTCGGGGATGCGCCGATGGCGAAGTCCTCCCGTGTCCTGTTCCATGACGACTTCACTGATGGCCTGTTCCACGGGTGGCGGCACACGCACTTCGGCGGCGACGTACCATTCAACCCGCTCTCGGTGGAGCAGGACTACCCGATCCCCGGCCTGTTTATGGCGACCGGTGCTACCCCGTACCGGGCCGGCGCGCGAGCCAACACTGTCTCCACCTACCGAGGCCTTTCAGGTCGCTTCCCGTCGACCGGGATCATCTCCTTCGCGGGGAAGTTCGCCGTGCAGTCCGGTGGCCCTGACGCCTACGCGTTCTCCGCATGGGGGCTCGAGCTCGACATCCAGAACTGGTCCGACTCGAAGCGCGCGAACCCGCAGTGGCAGTGCGCGAACCCTGGTGATGGGAACGCGGCCCGCTGGCAGATCAAGAAGGACGACCTGTCCTTCGTCTCGGTCGGATCGGCGAACAACACCCCGAACCCCACGAACCCTGCGCTCTCTGGAGTCAACGCCACCCGCGGCATCACCGGTGGCGAGAACGAGAACAAGTGGGATATCAACTACATCCGCGTCTCGTTCGACCTCGGGAACCTGTTCCAGATCACCACGGGGACGCCGACTGCCCAGTACTACGAGATGAACATCAACGGGTACCGGTTCGACCTGCGCAGCGAAGGCGCCGGGTCTGGTGCGCGCTCCACGCAGGGTGGCTCCGCTCTCGCCTCCTTCCGGGGCGGCCTGAACTTCGGCATCAACCTGTACCGATCCACCGCGGCCGGAAAGGTGTACCCGGCACGGCTGATCGCGGGCGACCTCATCGGCGTGTACCACGAGAACGGATGGCTCTCATGACTGGCGGCATCACCTTCCCCCTGATCGCCGAAGGCGCACACACGAACGGCGGGGCCCTGATGGGCCTGCGCCCGGACGTCGGTGGCTACTCGGAGACGGCGCTCGAGAACTACCTCCCGCAGTGCGACACCCTCTGGCACACGATGTTCGAACGTGTCACGTACACGATCAGCGTGATCGGGACGACTGGCACCGCGCCGACGTCGTGGGAGCTCCGCGGGCGGTTCGAGCACTACGTCCCGAACACGATCGGCTACCAGCGCCAGTTCCCCACCTGGGCGCCGCTGTCCCGGTCACAGCTCGAATCCTGCATCGACGAAGGCATCGGATGGGGCGGGGAGACCGACCCCAGCGCGTATGGGCTGATCGCTTCATCGACGAGCATCCCGGACTTCGCCACCACGGGGACGCTCCCGAACGGGCTCACGAACACCGAGCTGCCTGTCGCAGGGTCGCCCGCCTCGGCGATGAACCTCATCACCACCCGGGTCACCCGATCCCGCACCATCCGTAACCAGATGGCCGGCATGCGGATCCGTCTGCGACCGGTGATCGTCGGAGGAGACGCGACCACGCAGATCCTCCTCTCCGCCTCAGCGACGGGAGTACGCAGGTGACCGCCCCGAACCCCTCGCAGATCCTCTGCGGCAAGTTCAACTCTCTCGACGGATCTTCGGGCACGCTTCTCACCATCCCCGCCGGGAAGGTATGGAAGGGCCGCATCCACCTGAACGCGACTGCCTCAGTCGCCGCATCCGGGGCCGCCGTGTCCTCGCACGCGACCGTGCAACTCTCCGGCGCGGGAACCCCCACCCCAGCCACGGGTCAGGTCCTGGTCGACGTGTTCGTGTCCGTGCCTGCGCAGACTGCGAACGGTACCGGTCAGGTCACTAACCAGGACAGCGCCGACGTGATCCTCTACGCGGACATCGCGAACGACCTCCTCGTCACCGTGACGAAGAACAGCACCACCGCATTCGCCGCAACCGCATTCGGCGAGTTCATCGTCTGACGCAGAAAGGCCCCCGCGCCCTTTCGTCTTCTGCCAGGGTGCGGGGGTCTTCTGTCGCTACGGCTGCCGCACGGACAGCAGCTGCCACCCGTCGGGAACCTTCGCCTCGAGCGCGTCCATGTCCTCGGCTTCGATCTCGCGGACGTCGTCGCGCCGCTCGAACGTCCCGGTGGTCTTGATCAGCGCGGCACCCTTCACCATCTCGGCGGGTGCGTTCATGAGCTCGTACCCCTCGGGGCGCTGCGCTTCAAGCTGCGCCTGGACGTCTTCGAGGGAGGTGCCGGTGACCTCGGTCGACGTGGCACCGCGAGGGCGGATCATTCCGATGAGCATGGTGTCCAGCTTAGGCGTCGAGGCCGTTGCCGTGAGGGCCGTTGAACCCGACCGTGCTGTGCGTGCCCGAGTTGCGGCGCTGCACGCCGAGAGCGATCGCACCTTCCATGTCGAGCGGAAGTGCGCGGAGCGCGGTCGCCAGGTCACGGGTGTAGTCGTCTTCGTAGAAGCCGATCCATCGGCCGGCTTCGTCGGTGAGGATGTCGTCTCGGTCGCCGGCGACGCGCTGCAGTTCGGCGAGCACCGGTGCTGGGTCGTGCGTGTACCGGTTGCGGCTCATGATGGCGCTCAGTTCGATGCCGAGGAGAACGTCGGGGGAGAGGGGGTGGGAAGGCATGGCCGGGACGATACACCGGGCGTCTGACGTCACCCGCCCTGGATGGTGGGGCCGTCGAAGTCTGGGGGGATCACCACAGCTTCGAGCTCGGCAGAGTGATCCTTGAGGTGCCCGCATCCCCCACATCGGAATCCGCGCGGATGATCCGACATCGCTGTCCCGCAGCGAGAGCAACAGGGCTGCTCGATATTCTCCATCACGAGCGCCCCAGTGCCTTTTCCAGGCCAGCGATGGCTTGTCGGTGCCCTTCAGGCGTGAGGTGGCCATAGAGAGTCTCCGTGATTTCCGCGGAGGCATGACCGAGGCGACGAGACACGACGAATATCGGCACTCCCTCCTGCAGAAGCCAGGAGGCATGGGTGTGCCGGAGATCATGAAACCGCGGGGTCTTGCGCAGGCCGGCCTCGCGAGCTTCGCGCACGGCCTTCTGCCAGACGACCTGATGGAACAGCGAGCTCGTCAGGTGGCGACCACTCGCGTTCGTGAATATGAGCCCCTTCTTTTTCTTGAGGGGCAAGAGCGCAAGTGACCGGTCGCGCGTAATGGCGACATGGCGCACGCTGGACGATTGCTTGGGCATTCCGATGTCGAATCGGCCCCGCTTCGGCCCGCCAAGCTCCTTCCACGCCTTGTCGACGTTGATGGCTGGCTGTTCTTCAGTGAGCAGCAGATCGTCCGGGCCGAGGGCCGTGATCTCTCCAAAACGAAGACCGGTTTCGACATCGGTGTCCACCATGAGCTTGTATTCATCGTCCACGAAAGAGAGGAGGAGGTCATACTCGGTCTTCGTCAAGAATGTTGCCCGCCGCCCAGGCCGCGGGTCATCGGGCAGCTCAATGAAGTCGAACGGGTTCGTATCAACCAGCCCTCGGCGCATGCCCATCTTGTACGCCGAGGAAAGTAGGCCAGTCGTGTTCGCAATGGTCTTTCGGGTGGCTCCGGCTTTCATGTAGCTCTTGATCCATCCGGATATTTCCACTTCAGTGAACTCGGATGCTGGCAGATTTCCGAACTCGGAGCCGAGGCGATTCTCGAATATCTTGCGGTAGCCAGAGATGGTCCCCTCAGTCGGCTTGGTAAGCAGGCTGAGATGAAGCTCGAGGAGGCCGCGGAGCGTGAGGACTTCCTTCTCATCTGAAGCGGCGAGTTTCTTCTCGACCAGGGCCATGCGCTGCCCGCACTCATTCAAGAGATCCCGGAGCGCTTCCGCCTTCTCCATGGTGTCAACGGAGGCGGAGGTCTGCTTGGCGAGGTCGGGGTCGCGCCACAGGACGTAGAACGATGACGTCCCGTCCTTCTTGGTGTGTTCTCGAATGCTCGCCAC